GAAGCCGGAGCCGAATCCGGCGCGGCCGGTGGACGCGGTGTAGGGGATGGGAGTGCGGTTGGTGAAGGTGGAGGCAGCTTTGCCGAGGGCGCCGAAGAGGGTCTTGGCCACTCGGCACCCCCTTCACGTCAGTCGCTGTCGAGCACCCATTGCAGGACGCAGGTGAGGGCTCCTCCGGCGACCAGCCCAACCCCGGTACCGAAGATATTCCAGCATCCTGCTGTGATGAGTGTAAATCCTCCTGTCAACATGGCTGCTGGCCGCAAATCTTTCAGGCGTGAGGCTGTCGCGCGGAAGTTCTTCATCGAGGCGACCTCTTGTCCGGGTTGAAGTTCGGGCGGTTCTTCTGCTGCTCACTGCGAGTAGCCCAACGGCAGTTGCCAGGCTCGTAGTTGCCGTCGTTGTCGATGCGGTCGAGGGAGTACTGGCTCTTGGGTTCAGGCTTCGGCCCCATGTCGGCCAGGAATGCTTCGAAGCTCGCCGCCCACGCCGGGTGCACCTTGATGCCACGGCCTCCGTAGCGGTCGTACGCCGCCGCCTTCGCGTTCAGGCAGCGCTGCTTCATCGCATCCCACGCGCGATACTCCGGCGCACGACGGCCAGCCCGCCCGGCGTAGCCATGGACCGTGACAGCCACGCGGAGCTTCTCCACCGCTTCAGCTGATGGCTTGCGTCCTCGCGCAGCATCGCCGATCTTGGCTCGGGTCTCGGCGCTCACAGCGTGCCCCATCTTCGACGCGCTGATCTTCGCGCGGATCGATGGGTCTCGCTTGACGCCCTTCGCCGCGTGACGCCTGCAGGTACAGCCTGGTTGACACTTCATCCCACCGACCTGAACTGAGGGCGACCCCGTAGGTCGCGTTCAGCTACAAGGTACCGGGCGGCATCCATTCCGTGGTCGTTCTCCTTCAGCGGAGCCTCCGGCATCGTCCCGCCCGGCTTCACCGCCCACACATAGCCGGTGATCTCCTCCTCCGTGGAACACGGCTTCTTCGCCGACTCCAACTCCGGATCCCGCTCCACCAGCGCACCGCGCACGATGAACAGCCGGGGCCGGCCGTCCCCCGCCAGCTTCAGCCGCGACTGCACGGCCTGGATGCCGGGGCTGACCTTCTTCGTCGCCGGGCTTGTCCCGAGGCCGAGATGCCTTTGCAGGGTGGCCCGGTCCTCAGCGTCGTGGTCGCAGATCACTGCGCGCGGCCGCGGCTCGTTCCACTCCGTCTCGCAGTCCTTGCAGGTGTGGAAGTCGTGGTCGGCGGCCTTCGACGTGCAGCGTTTCTTGCAGCGGCGCACCAGGCGCAGGATGTCGCGGGCATGATCCTCGACGAGGCGCTTCGTGCGGTAGATCTCCCGGTACAGCCACAGCCTGCCGTCGCCGTCCTCGGCCCAGCACTGGAGGACGAACGGGTTGGTGAAGCCAAAGTCCACGGTCCACCACCGGGTCCAGCTGTCGGGGATGGGCCGCGGGTCGACGAGGTGTACAGCCTCGTCGAAGCCGCCGTAGATCAACCCTTCGGCCGCCGCCCATGTCCCGTCGCGCAGCCGCGACTTGCGGACGCCGGTGAGCGCGTCGAGCTTGGCCATGTAGGCGCGGCCTACCTCGGTGAAAGACCCGTCAGCGTTCACGTAGGCAGGGTTGTCGCGGTGCCGGGACACGAGCATCTTTGCCTGTCCCTGGTCGCATCGCTGCTTGATCCAGTGCGTCGGCGCAGACGGGTTGCAGGCGCCCATCTGCTGTTGCCACGACAGCTTCCCGTTGCGGAGGCGGGTGCCGACGGACTCCCAGTCGTTCAGGGTGAGTTCGGTGGCCTCGTCGCCGAACACGAGGTCGTACTCGGCACTCATGATCTTTTCCGGACGGTCCATCCCCGCAACGTCGATCTTCGACCCGTTCGAGTACCGGTAGCCCGGCGCCTCACGCGCGCTCCCGCCGAACCACCTCACGATGCCCCGAGCCAGCGCGTCAGCGATGACCTTCTTCTCCCACGTCACCAGCGTCGTCGACCCGAGGGACACGGCGGTCTTGCGGAAGATCAGGCCGCGCATGTCCGGGTTGTGCAGCGCGATCAGGTGCAGCCGAAAAAGGCAGGCGAGACTCTTGCCGGTGCCGGCGGGGCCCGCGAGGAAGCATTCCGCCTGTCTCGTGCGGAACAGGTCACGTGCGGCGCCGCGGGGCTCATACCGGACGATCGCGTCCTGGTCGAGCGCCGTCGTCACGTGAGGTCCGCCGGGTCGACGCCCACAACCTCGTACCGGACCGCGCCCGACACGGCGACCTGGGTCGGCTGGTCCGCGCCGTACAGCTTGCGGTAGGACTCGCGGATCGCGCGCATCTCGCGGATCGCGGCGAGCTTGGGCCCGTCGTCGAGGAGGGGGTTGCCGTCGTTGTCGCACACGATGCGGCCGTGGGAGACGACGACGTGGTCGCGGTCCAGGACTTCCAGGGCGGCGGCGAACAGATCGTCCAACTGCTGCGCTTCGGCGGCGACGAGCTCGGCGCCGGCGGCGCGTTTGACGGCTTCGCGGGCGTCTTGGATGGCGCGCCAGGCATCGCCTTTGTTGCTGTAGCCGACCTCGTCCGCGATCTGCTGGTACGTCATCTTCGGGTTGGCGGTTCGGAGGCGGAGGGCGTGGGCGGCTTTGTCGGCGGCGATTTGGCTGTGGGTGAAGCGTCCTCGGCTGTCTTGGGGGTGGAGGTTGGTGGTGCCTGGGTCCGGCACCGGGGTGGGTGGCTCGTTACCGGTATCCATGGTGTGATGGTAACGGCGGCGTGCAACTGGGCGTCTGCACGCGGATGAGGGCCCGCTCCCTGGGTCGGTGGCGACACTGGGGGCGGGCCCTCTGCTGCGCGCGGTCTACTCAGGGAAGACGGTCCGCCAGGCAGCGGACAGGGTGGCATGTTGCGTGGGAGTGACGATGCCCTCCCGGCCGTCGACAAGATGCGCGGTCACTGCCGCCAGTGCGGCGCGCTTGGCGGCGTAGGCAGCCGCCGTGGCAGCATCCTGCGCGGCCATCCCGTGAAGGCTTTGCACCGCACGGGCTGCCAAAGGCTTGTCGCCCCAGGAGTCCGCAACCCACCACACGGCGGCCTCGGTGGATGATTCGGCAGCGGCGATCCACGCGGCGGCGGCGTCGGGGGCGTGGCGGGCTAGCTCTCGGGTCGCGTGGGCGTGGATGCCGAGCCATGCCGGGGAGTACTTGTGTGTGTCTCGGTCTTTGCGCAGGGCGAAGGCTTGGCTCTCGGTCAGGCTGAGGGCCTGCCGGATGATCCGGTTGACGTGCTCGTGGCCGGGGCCGAAGTCGCTTGGGCCTTTGGGGCTGTTGGCGGCGGTCATGTGGTTCATCCTGTCGTGTCGGGCGATCAGGCGTTGTCTCGGCGGTCGATTTCGTCGCTGATCCGGTCGGCGTAGTCGGCGTGGAACTCCTTCACGCGGTCGGTGCCCGCGTAGTCGTCGGTGGTCAGCAGCAGGCAGGCGTCACGTGTTTCGTGGAGGCCGGGGGTGGTCATGTCGGTGAGGTGCTCGGTGCGGGGCATGGCGGGCTCCTTCGGGTCAGGCGGTAGCGGGCGCCGGGCACTTGTGAGGCAGGCGGGCGAGAACGTAGTACCGGCGGAACGTCGGGTTCTCGCGGGTGGCATAACGGCCGCAGGACTGGACGTCGCAGAGGTACCACTTGCCGCGTGCCGACTTCTTCCAGGCGAGCTTGTCGTCGCCGCAACGCTTGCAGCGGGCCAGCTTCGTCACCTCGGCGGCGTTATTCATGGGCGAGTCGGTGGCGGTGAAGTGCTCCATGACGGAGGCTCCTTACGCGGCGAGGAGGAGGCGGGCGGCGAGGACGTGGTAGCAGCGGCTGCCCTTCAGCCCGGCCTTGCAGTTGCAGCCGGTGGGGGCGGTGCGGTGGATCTCGGTGCCGTCGGTGGAGATGGTGAGGAAGACGTGGCCGCGGAGGGGGATGATCGCGCCGTCTTCGATGAGCTCGCGGGCGGAGGCGACTTGGTGGGCTTTGTAGTCGCTGGTGTCGGCGGCGGAGTGGCGGATGTGGGCGGCGCACTTGGGGCCGTAGCCGGTGGCCATGGACTTTGTCGAGGTGAGGGTGCGGCCGCAGCGGAGGCAGTTGGTGTGGTGGTGGGTGGTGGCTGCGGCGTTCATGTGGTCCCCCTCGTTCGTGGTGATAGCTCCATCATGAGGCCTACGCGTAGCCCTGTCAATAGGGCTACGCGTAGCTCTTTCCGTAGGGCTACCTGTTGTGCCACGATGGGGGCATGCCGAAGGACTACACGCCACGCCAAGACGCCGCCGACACGTACGCCCGCTACAAGGCCCACTACGAGGGCGAGCGAGAACTGAAGCCCGACATGCTGGAGGCCGCCGACCGTGACCTGAAGGCCGGCGCCACCGTGGGCCAGCTCGCTGCTTGGACTGGGCTCACGCCCGAGGTGTTCCGCCGTCGGGCCCGCGCGCTGGGGGTGGAGCGCAAGCGGCCGCCGACGGTGGGCAAGCTCGCGCCGGAGCGCCCGGTGGGCAACGAGGAGAAGACCGGATGAGCGACGACGTCGTACTGACCTGGATCCTCGCCACACCCAACGGGAAGCCCTACACCACCACCATCCCCCGCGAACTCTGGGAGGAGCAGGACCAGGCCGCGCTCATCAACCAGCTCGGCGCGGGGCTCCTCGACCACATGCGGATGGCGGACGGGCGCGGCGCGGTGGTGCTCACGGCCATGGTGAACGAGGGCCCGGTGCCTCCGGGCGAGGAGGCGACGCCAACCGAGGGCGACCCTGACACCCGCTGCGGTGACCCGTACCGCACCGAGTACCACGGTGTCGCCCGCTGCTCGCGCGGCCTCGGGCACGTCGGGGTTCATGCGGGCCATGCCGACGACGGCACCACCTGCCAGTGGTCTGCCGACGAGCCCACTGCATGACGACGGCCCCGCCCCGAGCATCCCGGGAGCGGGGCCGTTCAACGTTCACGCGGCAGCCAGGAGTGGGGAAGTTCGCAGCTCCAACCCACCGCCCAGCACTGCGAATGCCGGGGCGCCCCCCAACTGCCGCTACCCGGACGCTACGCCCCGATCCGGCAGCCTGTCACCACCACGAACGGGTGACGCCCGGTCAGCCGATGCTGCCGTTGATGTGGCCGTCGTCGTAGTAGTCGAGCAGGTCCTTGTCCTTCTTCGACATGCCATCGAGGACGTTCGCCATCACGATGTCGGCGTAGTCGTCGTCCTTCACGTCCTTGCACGCGGCCGGCCGCCCCTTCCCGCCCGCCTTCGTCTGCGCCACGAGAGCCGCCTTGCAGTGCGACACGGTCTCGCTGTACGGCGTGGCGGTCAGCCACACCACGGCCCCGGCGATGGCGAGCGCGGCGGCAGCAGCGGACAGGACGATCAGGACGGTACGGCGGCGCATGGTCCCCCCAGCGGTTGGTGTGCTGGACGGCATGATGCGCTCGGGTGCGGCCGGTGTGGGGGCGGTGTGTCCGTGTTGTGACATGACGCAGGGCCCCACCGAGCGTGTCGGCGGGGCCCTGCGAGCGGGGTCAGAGGCAGGCGTTGAACGTCTTCATCTTCGGCTTCCCCCCGCCGGTGTTCTTGATCCGGTGGGTGGCCTGCGCCACCGTGGCCTCGCTGATGGCGGCGAGCGGCGTGTGCCGACGCCGGACGGGCGCGCCCTGGGTGCGGGCCGAAGCGCGGAAGCTACGGCCGACCGGGGTCGGCTTCAGGTCGGCGTACAGAGTACTCATGTGCATGTCCTGTCCGTGATCGTATGGGGCGGCCCCGCCGCGAGGGGGGGTGCGCGGCGGGGCCTGGCTTCAGTGTGCCGGTGTGGTGCTGATCAGGTCAGCTCGTCGGGCTGAGAGACCCCGTTCTGCTGGCGCATCGCCCGGTCGGACTGGTCGGCGAACGCGTCGCGCTGCTCGGGCGTCCAAGTGCTGACCTCCTGGGGGAGGCTGTCCACGGTGGCGGTGAGCTTGTCGCTCTCGCTCTGGCTGCTGAAGACCCCCATGATGGGTGCTCCTGTCTCTTCGCGGGATGGGGAACCGGGGCGGCCGGATCGCTTGCTGGCAGTCGGCCGCCCCGGGGCTAGTGGTCGCGCACCTCGTGGTGGCGGACGGCGTCGGCCGGGTGGCGCACGATGGCCCCGGCCTGGCCGATGTACTCGACACGCAACCCCTTCTCCAGGGGCGCGGCCGACGTGTTGTTGTTGTCGTTGTTGGCGGGCTCACCTGCACCAACAACACCGGAAGGGGCCCGGTCCAGGAGCGCGGGAAGGGCGTCACCGCGCACCCCCGTGGACGCCCCGCGGCCCCTCATGCGTACGTCGCCCACGGGGATCCCGGCCGCAGCGCAGCCCTCACGCACCCGCTCGGCGGTGGTGTGGAGGTGCTCGGCGAGAGCTGCGATGTGGGCGTGCGGGGTGCCGATCGCGCGGACCGCTGCGGCGAGCGCATGCCCGGTGGGCACCCGTGGTTGGGCAGGCTGCTGTTCTGCGGTGTCACTGGCGACGTTCGTCTGCTCGTCGTCCTGCGGCTCGGGCTCCTCGGCGGCCGCGGCAGCGGGTGTCTTCGGAGTCCAGCCGGGGCGTCCGGCCCGGTAGGCGGCGATGAGCCAGATGATGACGGCGGGCCACAGCATCCACGACCAGGTGCCGGACTCGATGCGCCGGTACATGGCGGCCGCCATCCCTGTGACGATCTTGCGGAGGAGGATGAGCGCGAGCGCCAGGAGGGCGGCCTTCGCCCACCAGCCCAGGCCCGTCGAGGAGTTCAGCCAGTCACGGACCCGCGCGTACCAGGCCCGTGCGCGGGCGGCCAGACGGCGGGCGTAGTGCACGGCGAGGCGCTCCGAGCCGACGGCGACCCGGCCCACAGCCGCGCGCAGCCACTCGATGCTGGTCGGCGCGCTCACACCAGGGTCCCGGTCGTGACGGTGGTGAAGAGGAACTCGCCGAGGTCGTTCGTGCCGCCGACGATGGTCTGCGCGAGCATGGCGGCGGTGCCGGTGGTGATGCACAGCAACACCCCGCTGAGCAGGCCCTTCCACCATTTGCCCTTGATCAGTTTTGCGATCCTCTTCCGCTGCCAGAGCAGGACGAGGACCATCACCGTCACTACCCCGGCCCCGTACTCGCTGAGGGCGGGCGCGCCGGACGGCATCGCGGACACCGCGTGCTGGCCCGTCATCGTCGACATGACCCAGCCGCCCGCACCGTTACCACCCCAGCGCAGGATGCTGGCGCCGGTGCCGAGGAGGCCGGAGGGGCAGGCCACCATGAGGACGCCGAACACGAACCCGAACCAGTACGGGATGAGGACCTTCGGATCGCGGGCAGCGCCGCCACCGTCCGCCGGGGCGCCTTTGCCCTTGCCTTTGCCACCGCCTCCGCCGCCGGAGCCCTTGTACCAGCGCCAGTGCTCGACGGCCAGGAGCGCCAGACCCACGGCAAACCCGGCGGTGGTCACGGTCTGGGAGGTGTACTGCTGGACACCGGCGGCGAGCGCGACGGTGCTGGTCATGGGCGGACTCCGGTGATCGCGTAGATGAGGGTGGAGGCTGGCAGGGTCAGGACGGTGGCGATGGCGGCGGCGCACAGCAGGACACGGGCCATGAGGGCGCGGATTTTCGGCAGCCACAGGTCATCGGCGGCGCCCGCCGCTGCGACGCGGTAGATGTTGTCCGCGAAGGCGAGGACGGTCAGCGGGATCAGGGCCATGACCCATGCCCCGGCGAGGGATTCCTCGTCGCGGACGGACGCGAGGACCCACGACCACGGGCCGACCAGGGGCATGGCGAGGACGCAGCACATGGCGGTGTAGGCGATCCGGATCCGCTGATACCAGGCCGGTCCGGGCTCCGGGTCAACGAGCGCGGGCAGGTGGCTGTCGGGGAGCCGGACGTCAAGGTGCACGTGGACGTCGACCGGCGGAGGCGGCAGGGGTGGCGGTCCGGACGGTCCGGGCCCGGACCACCAGGCCGGTGGCTGCTTGGGGGGCGGCACGGGCGGGCATGGCGGGGGCTGCGGGCCCGCGGGCGCGGGGAGAGGTTGGCCGGCGGGGATGATGCGGGTCGGGATGATGGGCTGGTCGGTCATGGCTGGCTCCGTGTGGTGGCCGAAGGGGCGGGCGCCGAGGGCGCGTAGGAAGTGGCGGATGCGCAGCTCGTCGGGGCCGGGCTGCGCATCCATCACGCCTCCCGCGCGGATGCGGCAGGGCCGTCGGGGAGCTGCGCTTGGATGCGCTGCGCCCGCTTCTGGCCGATGCGCAGTTCGGCTTGCAGCCGCCGCAGGGATGCGCGCTGCCCGGTCTCCGCAACCGCATTCGTGTTGACCTTGCGTGCGGCTTCGAGGAGGGCTGCATCCGCATCCGGGCCGGGTAGTTCCCGCACGACGGGTGCGGATGCGGCGGGTGCGGGTTCCGAGTGCGGAGTGGGTGTATCCGTGGTCTGGCCTGTGGTGGATGCGGTTGCGCACATGGCGGGATGCGGTCGCGGATGCGGGTGGAAGTCGAGGACGAGCCCAGGGTGCGCATCCGGCTCGGCGACCTCGACAGCTTGTGCGGCTGCGCGCTCGAAGTCGGCGGATGCGGGTGCGGCTGCGGTCTGGATGCGGTGCAGCGCGTCGTGCACCTGCCGCATGAGTGCACCGAATGCGATGAGTGCGGCGGACGGGGGGACGGCTGCGACGACGTACTCCATCGGCTGCGCCCCGTTGCCGACGCCGAACACGTTGAGTGCGATGGAGCCGCCGGATCCGACTGCGGCGAGTGTGTAGGCCCATCCGTCGACTGCGCCGCGGAGGCTGGCGCGGAGGACGAGGAGCTCCCCGGCGACGATGAACAGGTCGACGGTGGCGGGCCAGGCCCAGGCGCGGGCGCCGTCGAGGCCGTTGCCGTTGGCGATGTCGTGGAGGTGTTCGTAGGAGAGCCAGAAGGCGGCGCCGGTGAGGGCGATGGTGACGATGGCGGCGCCGGCCGCGAGTGCGGCGGTCGGGTTCTTCACGATGGGGCTCCGGTGGCGGGAGATGGGCCGGGCCCCGCGGGGGGAATGTCGCGGGGCCCGGCGGTCTGGGCGGTCAGGTGAGCGCGAGCCCGATGGCTGCCGCGGCTGTGGCGAGGGCGGCCAGGAGCAGGAGGAAGAGGGCGCCGCATCCGGTCTGCGGTTCGTTGTCGAAGCTGGCGCGGTCTTGGAGCTGGCGTTGTGAGTGGCCGCGTTGGCGGTCGTGGTGCTTGCTGTTGCGGGGGCGGTGCCATTCGCCGCTGAAGGTGTCCGGCATCAGCGGCGCACCTGGGCTTCCTGCTGCGCCATGGTCTGGCGGATGTCGGCGCCGTCGGCGTAGTCCTGCGCGCACAGCTCGGGGGTGGCGGGTTCGGCGAGGATCTGGTTCGGCTGCGGTGTCAGGTCCGGCTCGGGCTCGCTCACTTGGCCCGCCCCGCCTTCAGGACCTCGTCGACGCTGTGTCCAGCGGCGATGGCTGTGTCGTAGGCGGTGTTGGCGTCGCGTTCGGCGGCGCGCCAGTCGGGGCTGTCGTCGCAGTTGGGGACGCCGACTTCGGTGGCGATGTCGCGGCAGTTCTGCGCGGCCTGGGCGTAGGCGGCTACCTCGGTGTTCTGCTGCTCACTCATGCCGCCACCGCCTGGCGCGGGAGGGGGTTGGCGGCGAGGTGCTTGGTGAGCGCGCGGCCGTCCTTCGCCTGCGCGGGGTGCCGGAGACTCGCGCACAGGTTGCACGTCTTCGGGTTGTGCGTGGGGCTGGGCTGCTGTTCGTGCTGATCGGTACGGTTGGTCACGGCCTGCCTCTTCGTCACGGTTGAAGGTGGGTCAGGCCCCGGCCATATGGAGGTGCGAACTCCGGCCGGGGCCGTCTTGTTGATCACGGACGGGGGCGAACCTCCGTGCCGTTGTGTAGTCAAGCTACACGCGTGTAGGCTTCCTACACAAGACGGCACGTACGGATCCGCCTCCCAGCCCCGGGAAGGAACGGACATGGACGACCGGGCGGAGGAGGTGCGGCGCGTGCGCGAAGCCATCGCCGCTGTAGCGGTGGACACGCCGCCAGCAGAGAGGGCCCGTCGGCTGGACGCAGCCATGGACGCGGCCACGTTGGAGTGGAGACGCCGCCGGAAGGAAGCTGTTCAGGAGATGAAGGACGGCGGGATGACACTCCGGGCGATCGGTAAGGAGATGGGGATCAGCTTCGGGCGTGTCCGCCAGATCCTCGCTGAGGACATCGAGCAAGGCGCGGAGGAGTAGCGGTGGATGATCTCGTGCAGTGGCTGCGCGCCCAGCTCGACGAGGACGAACGGATTGCGCGGGCCACTCATCCGGTGTTTCTCACCTGGGACTACGACGACTGCGTGATGCAGATCCGTGACCTGGGTAATGGGAACGAGCTGGCGAACGTACTGCCGCGCCACGCGTACGGCGAGCACATGGCGGAGTGGGATCCAGCTCGGGTGCTGCGGGAGATCGACGCCAAGCGGGCCAGCGTGGACGACCTCGCCGAGTTCATCCACTGGGGCGCCCGCAAGGGCCTGGACTACCAGGAGGGCGTAGACGTGTGCGAGCGGACGCTGAAGCGGCTCGCGCTGCCCTACGCGGACCGGCCCGGCTACCTGGAGGAGTGGCGGCCGTAGCCGCACACGACGAAGCCCCGACCGAGCGTGACGGTAGGGGCTTCGTGCTCGTCAGGTTGACGAATGAGTCAGCAGGGGATTGCCATCCCCATACTTCGACAGGAAGGCTTCCGCTCGCTCTCGGAACGCCTCGTAGGCGCCGAGCTTGAAATTGCAGACTGTGCACAGCAGAGCGCGGACACGGCCGGTCACGTGGCAGTGGTCTACGGCCAGCGGGGATCCGCCTCCCGGTTTCTCACCGCATACCGCACACACATGGTTCTGCGAGGCCAGCATCGCGTCGTATTGCTCAGGGGTAATCCCGTATGTCTCACGCAGGTGCTGGCCGCGACGCTGCGACCTTGTCCTCGGCTTGTCTTTGCGCTTTCCGGACCTAGTAGCAGACCGGCATACCGCGCATCGAGCCAGCCGACGCCCTGGCCCCATTCGGTGGAAGGCCTCTGCGGGTTTCGTTTCGCGGCATACGCTGCACATGCGATCGGGTTCTTCGGGCAGAGGGATACCCTCGTCCATGTCAGCCTGCTTTCTCAGGTTGGCCATGCCCCGGGGGTGTTAGCGCACTCGCCGGGGTCTCGTACGCCTCAATTGTCCCACGGATAGTGGTAGTTGAGGGCTTATCTCTGCCGATTAGGGGCCCCTGCCACACGCAAAAGCCCGGCCTTCCTGAGATGGGAGGCCGGGCTTCGTGCTGCGCGGGGTCTGTGACCCTTGGCCGCGAGGCTCGGGCGGCGCGCGCCGCCGACGGTTGTCCCAGTTGCCTGCGACGTCCTACACGGGCCCCGAGGACCTTCCCCCGCGTCCGGGGTCGGCGTGCGTGTCTTGCCGTGGGTTCAGGATGCCACGACCGTCAAGCCGGGCCGGGCCAGTTGGGGCCACGCAGCGCGGCCGGCACCTTGCGCATCGGCGTCGTGTTCACCGCAAGGCTGATCAGCGCGGAGGAGAGCGAGTCCACGACGACGTCACCCGTCTTCCCGGGGTACGCCGGGCGTTCAGGCTCGGGCCGGTCCAGCGCGGCGCGCTGCTCCTCGGTGAGGCCGTAGCCCTCGGCGAGGGCTTGGAGGGTGGGGCAGTCGTTGGTGTGGTCGGTGATCCAGGTGGAGCAGTAGTCGCTGCCGTCGTAGCCGCAGCCGGTGCAGGCGTATGGTTCCCAGCTTTCGCCGTATGGCTGGTGCTCGGTGAGGATCTTCCGGTCTGCGGCGCAGCGGCGGAGGACGGCGGCCGGGTCGTTGAGGGCGATGTGCTGGGCGTTGGGCCCGCGATGGATGCCGCCGCCCTCGTACATGGCGTGCGTGACGATCTCCGCGTCGGGTGCAGTGATCTCGAAGTTGGTGGGCGGCCCGTAGCCGTCCTCCGGCTTGCCGTACACGACGGGCGTGACGGTCCAGGGGCCGGGTGTTGCTGCCTGTGCAACGGCCTCGGTGGCGTCGACTTGCTGGGTGATCCAGCCGTGCAGGTCAGGCACCGGGCTCCTCCTCACTGCTCGCGTCGTGCGGTGTGGCTCCCGCGTTGTGGTCGTTCCACAGGGTGCGGCCCGAGTCGCCGCGCTCGGGGCCGACGTGGTTCTCCGGGTGTCCGGCCTCGCGGGTGCATCGGACGGGGCCGCCGTCGAGGACGTGGGGGCCTTCGATGGTGGCGGTGCAGGTGGGCATGGGCTGCTCCTTGGGCTGGTTGAGGCTGGTGCCGGTGCGCAGTGGTGCGTGCGGGTTGCTGGCGGGTGGGGGCGGGCTGGTGTAGTCGAGGTCTACGTCTGGTTGCCAGCGGGTGTCGGTGGCTTGGGTCGCTGCGGGTTCGGTTGCCTGGTAGGTGGGGCAGGGCCAGCAGTTCGGCCCGCACGCTGCGCAGTCCGGCGGGTTCCCGTGTTCGGTTGCGGCGACGACGCCGGTCGGGTGGTGGAGTGCGCGGACGCGGTCGAGCGCGGCCTCGGCGGAGGGTGTCAGCGGCGTCTCGGTCAACCCGCGCGACTCGGCGTAGAGCCGGGCAGCCAGGGCCCCGATGTGCTGATACTTCTGCTCTGTGGTGTGGCCGTCCCACTGTGCCCGGCGGTCGTCGGCGGGGACGTGCTCGACGTGGGCGTACAGGGCAGCGTCTCGGGGCGTGATGTGCCATGACGCCTGCTTGCCGCCGATCTGGAGGTACAGGATCTGCCAGCCGTCCTCGTCGACGTCGGGCGCTGGTGCGATCACTGAGGGGTGGAGTGCGGCGAGGAGCGCGAGGAGTTGGGCTCGTTCGCGGTAGGCGCCGTCGCGTTCGGCCTCGGCACGTTCGGCCCGCTCCATGGTCTCGACTGTGGCGGTGTTGAGTGCACGGTTGGCGATCTGTAGCCGGTCGCGGTCGTCGTACAGGTGGTCGAGTTGATCGCTGGTGATCTGGTCGACGCTGAGGCGGTCGGTCATCGGGTGCTCCGTCGTAGGTGGGTGCGTGTGGTGTGGGTGAGGGCGCGTCCTGCTCGGTGGAGGGCGTAGAGGGCGGCGCTGATGAACGGGCCGCTGATGAGGCCGAGGACGGCGCCCGCGCTCATGCGGCCTCGTCGTAGTCGAGTGGCTGGGTGTGGACCCAGCGGGGGCGGCGGGGGCGTGTGCGCCCGTCTGCGGGCCTGTCGGGGTCTGTTGCGTCGCGAGAGTCGCCGGACACCTCGTGCGGCTCTCCTGGCCCCTGCTGCGCCTCGTCTTGGCCCTGCTTGCCGGGTGCGATGAGGAGCGCAGTGGAGAACACGACGACGATCGCGGCGAACAGGGCGGCGCTGAACAGGATTCGGGCGCCGAGGGCGATGGCGTCGTACACGGCGACGAACGCGGTGGCCGCATCGTGGATGATCACGGCCGGGCTCCGTTCTGCTGCGCCCCGTCGGCAATGGCCTCGGTGGTCACGACGCGCCTCCGGCCGGTGCGGTACGGCGCACGCCCTGGAACTTGCGGTCGAGAGACCGGAGTCGACGCTTCGTCCCGTCGCCGCCGCCGCTGTTCCACCACATCCACACCGACAGCGCGAACGCCCCGGCCAGGTATGAGGCCAGGCCGGTCCGGCCGGTGAGGATCGCGGCGATGAGGTTGACGGCGTTGGCGATGGCCATGAGTCCGTGAAGGGTGCGGCTGCCGATGAGGCCAGCGGCGCGGGCGGTGATGGCGGCGCCGATCAGGCTCATGGCGGTGATGACGAGGATGAGGGCGGCCACGGTGTCAGGCCTCCTTCGGCTGCTGCGCGGCGGCGGACGGCTCGGCGGTGATCGCGTCGAGCATCTCGGCGGCCTCGGCGACCAACTCGGGGTAGTGGTCCTCGCCGTCTTCCTCGCCGCACTCGTAGCCCTTGTGGATGTCGTAGTCGACTTCGTTGACCAGCGCGCGGACGAACAGGTCGAGGTGCTCGCGGGTGAGGTGCCAGCCGTCGGCCTGCGTCCCGGGCTGCTGCGTCTCGTCGGCCATACGGCGCAGCTCGTCGGCGCCCTCGTCGCGGCCTTCCTCCCACGCGTCCTTGATCGTGTCGGCAGCGATGCCGAGCTTCCGGCGGTCCAAGGCGGCCACGGCGTCGGCGGCTTCCCGCAGCACGGCGGCCCGGTCGGCGCGTGCCTTGAGGGCCGCAGTCCTCCAGCGGGCGATCACTTCGCGGGCTGCTTCGGGAACCAGGAAGTCGCCGCAGTCGCAGCCGGTGACCTCTGTGACGCAGACGTCCTCGAAGTGCTGCGCCTCGGTGTGCCCGCAGATGCAGACGGCGGCGGTCTGGTCGGTGGCGGGCGCCACCCCGGCAGGGGCGTCCGGCTCCTCGTGCAGTTCGATCGCCAACCCCGCGTTGAGGTACCGGAACGCGGCCTGCACGGTGCTGAGCGGGTGGTCGGCGATGTGGCGGGCGAGGGCGTAGGCGGCCGGGTTGTCGGGCTCGGCGGTCGGGTCGGTCACGGTGGCTCCTTGATCGGTGAGGGAGGATGAGCGGGCGGGCGCCCCCAGCTTCCGACAGGCGGCGGCCGTGCACGTGGTCAGGTCTCGTCGTCCGCAGCGAACGGCGCGGACGCCTCCGGCCGGATCGACCGCCACAGGTGCAGGCCCGTCGGCCGGCCGTCGAGCGTGAGGAACATCGCCGCACGCACGCCCTGGTCTTCGATGCGCCGCGCGGCCCGCGCGAACTCCCCGCGGTCCGCCCCGAGGTGAGCGATCGACGCGTACTCGTCGGCTGCACGGTCGGCCTGCTGCGCCGCCTGCTGCTCCAGCCGGGCGGCTACGCCGCGCACCCACTGGTCGAACTCGTCGGGGACCTGCTCCAGCAGCGCATCGAGGGGGCCGCGGCCGCCGTCGGCCAGCGCGGTGATCTCCGCGACGGGGCAGCCGAGGGCCTTCGCGACGAGCTTCGGCGGCTGGTCGGCGAAGAGCTGCATGCCGAGGTAGCGCCAGATGTCCCGCTCGGTGATCCCAGTGAGGACTTTGTGGAGGCGCACGTACTCGGCGAGCTTCGCCTTGGCGCGGAGGCCGTTGGCGTAGCGGATGACGTAGCCCTCAGCCTGCATGCCGGTCGTCTGCTGGCCGTCAGGGCGGCTGTTGGCCTCGGTGAGCTTCAGTAGTTCGGCGAGTGGGAGGGCGGGCCACGTGCGGACGACGGTGCCGATGTCGACCCAGTCGTCGGCTACGAAGTCGAGGCGGAGCTCGCGGCCGTCGGCGTTGAACGCGCCGAGGAGGACGAGGTCTTGATGCTGGCCGTAGTCGACGACGATCCGGTTGCCGGGGTAGATGATCTCGGCGAGGTAGGTATTGCTGGGCACGAGGTAGCCGGTGGACCGGCTGTCGAGCCACTGCTGCGCCCACTGCGCCTGCTCGCTGGCGAAGGAGCCCTTCGACGCGGCGCGCCACCGGCTGGCGTAGTGGAAGACGATGCTGAGGGATCCGTCGACCTTGTCGTACACCTCGAACGGCTCGCCGTCCGGGAGCGGCGGCGCGTACTCGTTGCCGTGGGCGTGCTCGCCGACGTTGAAGAACTTCGGGAACGGCCATCCGATGATCTCGCCGGTCTTGTCGTCAGCGATCAGGCCACGGCAGCGGAGGGTGGCGGGAGTCCAGGCGCGCTCGTACTGGGCGGCCCGCGTGTACGTGTAGATCGACAGCGGGAGGGTGGGGTGTGGGCGGCGGGTGATGTGGCCGGACTGGATGGCGGTGTCGAGGTCGGCGGGTGGGATGAGTTCGTCGAGGTGGATCACGCAGTGGCTCCTTGGCGGGTTTTGTCTGGTTGGGGTGGGTGGCAGTTGGGCCGGGGTCAGGCGGCGCCGTGGTGGTCGTTCGCGGTGGGGTGTTGGGGTCGGTCGGGGTGGCTGCCGGTGGTGGGGTCGCAGCCGATGTGGGTGTCGTATCCGCGGCCTGCCCAGTCGGTTGTCATGGGGCGGTCGCAGATGCGGCAGGGGGGTCCGGTGGGGGTGGTGGTTTCCCTGGTGTCCCCCGCACCTCCCCCCTCCCTAGAGGAGGGGCGGGGGGAGGGAGGTGCTGTTAGGGGCTCCCCCCGACCTCCCCCCGAAGCTGGGGGGAGGTTTGACGTGGGGTTTTGCCCGAACTCCCCCGACCTCCCCCCAAGATCGTGGGGGAGTTGGCCGTTCAAGATCGCGGGGGAGGTTTGGGGGGAGGTATTTAAGGGCGAACCGGACACCCCTGAAGCCTCGGTGTCCGACTCGTCATCCCCCGCCCCGATATAGGGCCGCGGGATGTCATCCCCCGTCCCCATTTGCGCCTCGTCGAAGGAGTCCCGGCGCTTCCGCAGACGGACGGCCTCTTCGATCTTGTCCTTGCGCATCTGGATGCCGTACTCAGCGCACCACTTGATGACCCGCGGGCTACCCCAGGAGAGCGAGACCTGCGCCCGGTCCAGGACCGAGACGAGCCACTCCGGCGAGCCCTTGACCAGCTCGGGCGGCCGCATGTCGAGGGACTCCAGCACCACCGACGTGACCGGCCGGCCGTCGGGCTTGTACTCCCCGTCGAGGGTGACGACCTTCAGCCCGAACTGGAGGTCGCTGCCCTCCTCGTCGTCCTTCTGCTTGCCGGTCTTCAGGGTGATGACGATGTTGGCGGCGCGGTCGCCCTTCTTCGACACGTGAAGCTCGGACTGCAACGCGCCTTTGGCGGAGGAGCTGCCGCGGCCGTGCTCGCCGACGTGCCCGGTGTGGTGGATGACGAGGACGCACGCGCCGGTGGCGGCGCGGAGCTGTTCCATGCGGTCGACGACGAGGCCCAACTCTTTGGCTGAGTTCTCCTCGACGCCGACGGAGATGCGGGCCTGGGTGTCGATGACGATCATCGCCGGTTCGAGGCGGCGCATCGCCTCGATGAGGGTGTCCCACTCGGGGCTCATCGCCTGGACGGGGCGGGGCAGGAAGAGGACGTCGGTCATCTTGATGCCGTGGTGCTTCTCCCACGCGCGGACGCGCTTGCGGATGCCGCGGGCGCCCTCGGCGACGAGGTAGACGACAGTGCCTTGGCGGACGTGGTGGCCGTGCCACTTCATGCCGGTGCCGACGTGGGCGGCGAAGTCGATGACCATGAAGCTCTTCATGTGGCCGGACGGGCCGACGACCCGGGCCAGGCTGTCGAGGTGGAGGAGGTCCCCGACGAGGGGCTCCAGGGTGGGCATGTTGTCGAGGCTGGAGGCGTCGAGGAGTTCTGCGAGGAGGGCGTCTGCGGGGTCGCCGGAGCGTCCGGCGGAGCGTTCCTTCTGCCGCTGGAGGTAGTCGTCGATGAAGGTGACGGCCTGGCCCGGTTCGGCGTCGGGGGCGGTGGCCTGCTGGACGATGCGGCGGCCGAGGTTGGCTTCGGCGCGTAGGTCTGCTTGGCGGCGGACGATGTGCGCGTGGTACTCGGCGTCGAGGGCGTAGTCGCCGAGCTGGTTGATGTAGGTGAGGCCGCCTGCGCGACGCAGTTCCTTGCGTGCTTCGAGTTCGAGTCGGAGCGTGAGCGGTGTGAGGGGCTGGCCGTGGTCGTGGAGGTGGCCGATGACGTCCCAGATGAGCTCGTGCTGAGGCAGGGCGAAGTCGCCTCGGGCGATGACGGCGCGGACGGCGGGGACGTCCTTGGGCTGGTGCATGCATCCGCCGAGGACGTACCGCTCAGCGTCGTACTGTTCGGGGCCGTCGTGGTCCGCCTGGTCGCGCGGCATGTGGCGGACGTTCTCCACGGGCAGGTCTCCTCTTAGAACAGGGTGGTGGGCGGGCAGCGGTGTTCGGTGACGTGGATGCCGCGGGGGCAGTCGGGCGGGTGCCAGGGGTCGAGCCACAGGAGTCGTCGGTGGCCGAGGCTGTTGGTGCGCAGGCACCAGATGAGCCGGTTGGGTTCGCGTACGGCGGCCTGTTGGGCGGGTGTGAGGGGGGTGAGGTCGGCGGTGACGTTGAGTGCGGCCCGGTTGCCGACGAGCTGGGTGATGACGGGGGCCCGGCACGCGGGGCAGCGGGAGTCGGCGCCGCCCCGCGTGCGGGCCCCGGCCATCAGGCGGGCGTCCCGTTGAGGATCGGCGAGTCGATGCCTTCGGCGATCGCGGCGAGGACGTCGGCGAACGCGGCCTTCGCACGCTCCTCGGGCTGCTCCAGCTTGAAGCCGAGCGCGAGCTGTCCGCCGCCGAGCCGGTACTTGAAGCGCGCGGTCATCGAGTACGCGTCGGCGCCTTCGAACGGCGGCACTGCGATCTTGAAGGTCTCAGGGATCGCGAGGTCGCCCTTCGCGCCCGCACTGGCCTTCGTGTCCTCGACGAACGCGAACTTCCGCTCACCGGACTGGAGTCGGCTGCTGCTCTGGAACTCGGCCTTCGTGGTCGCCTTGATGGACTGCGCGATCTCCAGCATCGTCGCCGCGTCCGGGTCGACGAGGTTGGGGAGGTGGTCCTCCAGGAAGTTCGCGAACTCGTCCTGGCCGACGAGGCGGCCGTCGAGGTTGAGCCACTCCTGCCATGCCTTGGTGCGGCGCAGCGCGAGTTGGAGGCGGTGCTCGCCGAAGCCGGGCTTGTCCGCGGCGTGTGCGTCGAGGACCGCGGTGACGGACAGCTTCTCGACGTCGGAGTAGACCTCGGTCGCGTCGTCCTTGTGCTTGCCGTAGTAGGTGAGGAAGGAGGCGGCGTCACGAACGATGGTGCTGCCGGTCTTCCGGGCGATGCTGCCGGTGTGCTCGGGGCCGGTGAGGTCGACGCGCTCGACGTGACCGGTGGCGGTGGCGACGAGGTAGATCCCGCCGGCCTCGACCTGCTTGGGGGCGAGGGCCTGTTGTGCGAGCGCAGTGATGGCGGGGACGTTGTCGGTGTTGGTCACGGTCAGATGTCCTTGATCTCGCCGGTGGCGGTGTTGATGTCGCGCACGTCGAATGCGGCGATCTGGCGGGGGTCGTTGCGGGTGGGGCGGCCGTCGTCGTCGACGAAGTACATGGACGGCGGGGCGATCGGGCGGGGTGCCTTCAGCTCGGACTCGACGGAGACGAGGAGGGGCTGGCCGTCGACGTGGCCCTTGGGGGGTTCGACGTTGACCTTGATGACGAGGGCGCCCTTGCGGCCGTGTTCCTGAACCGCGGTGAGGAGTTCGCGGAGTTCGCCGCTGATCTGGGCGTGGGCTTCGCCTCGACTGTGTTGGGCGAGGAAGAAGGCGAACTCGTCGTCGTGCTCGGTGTCGGGCTGAACGGTCATGTGCGGTGGTGCCTTTCTCGCTGAGTTCCTGGGGTGAAGTGGCTGGTCAGGGCATGCCTGGCAGGCCCCAGTCAGGGCGGTTTCACAGGCGGCTCCTCTGCCTCAGATCCTACCGGATTTGTGTACACATATGTTCTCTGGTGAACCCCAGCTACCATGTGTGTATGCCTGCGACCACAAGCGCCGAGATCGGAATCCGCGAACTGCGGGCGACCATGTCCGAGGTCCTGAACGACACCGCCGTTCGCGGCCGGATCACGTACGTCACGAGCCACGGCCGGCGCGTCGCTGCGCTCGTGCCCGTGCCCGAGGCCGAGGCCATCGAGGCGAAGCGGCAGGCGGAATCCGCCGAGTCCTGACACCGTCTCCTCCTCTCGTCCTGGCCCCGCTTCGGTGGGGCTTCGTGCTGTGTGGGGTGGGCCCGCCCCCAGGCGGGGGAAGGCGGGGGCGGGCCCGGGGGCGGCCGCGGCGTGGGGGACGCCGTCAGGTCGGCCGCCAGTCAGGTGGACCGATGCACCGCCTGCTGCGCCGCCCGATACGCGGCCGGGCTGGACCGGCGCTTCCCCGAGGCGATCGCTCGGGCGTCATGCACCCGTGAGTCGCTGATCGGGGACGGCGTCGTCCATGCGGCGGCCGGCCAGCCCGGCCCGGCCGGAACCTCGGGCAGTCCACGGACCGCGTTCGGGGTGTGTTTCGAGCAGCGCCACCCGGCGGGGAAGAGGCGTGGCCGGTCGAGTCCGTGAGGCAGCCATGGCACGTCGCATGCGCGGCGCCGGGGGCCGGTCATGACGCGATCGCCGTCTGTGCCGCACGCGCCTCAGCCCGCTCCACCTGGTCCGCAAGATGAGCAGGCAGCACACACCCCGCCACCCCGCACCGCGCACGCACCAGCCCCACCGGCGACCGGCCACGGTCCAGCTCGAACCCGATCCGGTGCGGCGTATACACGCGGCCCTGGAAACTCACCGGCACCGACCCCGTCCAGGCCATGTGCCCGCCGCCAGCGAGCGTGCGTTCAGCCCACAGGGACCGAAGAGTGCGGGCCGGGCCAGCGCCCTCCTCGAAGTCGCTGTCGAGGTTCTTCAGGTGGTAGCCGCGCCGCCGGAAGTAGGCGCGCCGGTCCGCCTCCGACGTGCCACCCCACACGCCGAACGGCTCGCGGGTCTCCAGCGCCCACTGCAGGCACTGCTCCATGACGGGGCAGCGGCGGCAGACGGCCTTGGCTTCCTCGATCTCGGCTGCGAGGGTGCCGGGGTACATACGTTCGGGGTCGTCGCGGCAGGGGCCTTGCGTGGTCCACTGGCCTGCGGGTTCGGTGTCGGGGACCTGCCCGGTGTAGGCGCTCACGACGCCTCCCCGAAGATCGACTCGAACAGCAGCCGCGACAACTGCCGCATCGGCCGGTCCTCCAGATGCCCGCCCGCCACGCACAACGGCACACCGCAGGTGGGCATCGCCAGTCCCTCCGGGTCACGCCCGTGATGCAGGCGGAACGCGACCCGGAACGCGGACTCCGTCCGGCCGTCGAACTTCACGGCCGGCGTACGGTGCATGACCGGTCCGGCCCATCGGACGTGTCCGGCGTCGGCCTCCTCGATGTGGGCGTGGAAGACGTCCTCCAGCGAGGTGGGCCGCGGGCGTGTGCGCTCCCGCTTGGGGGCCAGCGGATCGCGGCGCTCCTGTTTGTGGAGGGCTTTGCACAGGCCGCAGTACGCGCGGCCGGTGGGGTCGAACTTGCCGTGCTCGTTCTGGTCGTGGCCGTACGAGCAGGGCTTCCGCGGGCCGCCGTTGTGGAGTGCGCGGCGGGCTTGGAGGCGTCCGGGTTCGTCGTTGACGTGGTTGGGTGCGATGCAGTGCTTGAGCCCGCAGTCGGCGATTGCGTAGCCCTGGGGGGGGCGTCCGTGCCGCAGTTCGAAGGCGAGCGCGGTGGGGCTGAGGCACTGGTCCTTGTAGCGCATGACCGGGGTGCCGGCGGTGCCGACGCGTTCGCCGGTCCATTCCATGTGGCCGTCGTCGAGGGTGCGGGCGTATGTGGCCCACTTCTGTTGAGGGGTGCGGGTCTGTTCGGCGGGAACGAACGCGGGGAGGTCCAGGTCGTTGCGGATGCGGCGGACGCGTCCGCGGTCGACGCGGAGTTCGGTGGCGATGGTGAGGGTGGGCTTGCCTGCCCGGAGGGCGGCTTCGATCTGTTCGCGGGTGGCGTTGGGGTGGCGGGGCATCAGAGGGTCACCGCCTCGCGCTCGGGCCACTCGCAGTTGAGGAGCGCACCGCGGTAGGTCTCAGGCAGCACGACGAGCGGCTGCCCTGCCCAGTCGAGGCCCGCCGCCCTCAGCGCGATCGCATCGGCCTCGTCATCCGACCCCACGGTGACTCCGTACGTCTTCTCCACAGCGTCGATGACGTGCTGCTTGCGGGCCGCCCCAGAACCGGTGGCGTACTTGGCCCGGCACATGGGCGGCATGACAGCGGTGGGGATCTCACGGTCGAGCAGGCCGTCGACGATGAGCCACCACAGGCCGCCGCGGTCCCACGGAGAGCCGCCCACGGAGTGGTAGGACGGGCCTTCGATGACGGCGAGGTCGACGATCCCGACGGCTTCGAGGGTCTGGCGGGCGATGTTCTGGAGCCGTTGATGCCGGACGATCAGGGTGTCCTTGCGCTTGCCCTTGGTGGGGATGCGCACGGTCCCGCCGGCGGTGGCGATTGCGGTGCCGGTGAGCGACACGTCGAGGCCTGCTACTCGCAGGGGCCGCGGCCGGGCCGCCGGGGTGGCGGCCGGAACCTCAGGCGTGATCTCGAACAGGGTGGTCACGACTCCCCCTTCTGCTGCTCGTCGCGGATCGCCTGACGCAGCCGGTCGAATCCGGCCTCCAGCTCGGCGTCATACGCGGGCGCCAGATACAGCAGCTCCAGCGCATCGGCCTCGGCGATCTCGCGTTCCGTCATCTGGCCCGGCCCCGGCACCGCGCCGGGCGCCAGCGGCACCCACGCCTCAGCGACCGTGTCCCAGACCCTCGCGCCAGCGCACTGCTCCCGGGCGGGGCGGCGGGTGCGGCACAGCCGAAGCAGCGCGAACGCGCAGACCGCGGCCTCGACCGCGATGGAGATGTTGATGACGGTGCCCATCACGCCGCACCTGCCAGCGTCGTCACACCGCACGTCCAGCAGCGGCGCGATTCATCCCGGTGCATCGCGTGGAACGTCGTCCGCTCGCAGGCCGGGCACGGTGCGGACTCGTTGGCCACCACGTCGCCGCCGTCGAGGAGCGTCTCCAACGTGTCCTCATCGAGCACCGCCGCGCGCCGCGCTGCGTCTGCCGGCGGGGCGATCGGCGTGTCCGGCAGGAGCAGCGGACGGCGCGGCCGGGGCCGGTGCTTGCCGTTCGGGGCGACGATCTGCCGCGACACGCGGAGGGTCCTGGTCGCAAGGACGCGGAGGGTCCTGGTCATGTGGTGGCTCCGTCTCTGCCCGCGCGGGCGTACTCGGTAGACAGGTCGATGCGGGCCCGCTCGATCGCGGCGCGCAGGGAGGCCGGGGAGATGTCGACGCCGTTCTCCTCCGCCGTGAAGACGTACATGGCGACGACGTGGGCGAGGGTGTTGTAGCGGCGCGCGACCCGGGCGGCCGCGGCCACGGACTCGTCACGGGCCTGCACGGCGTCCGTGGTCTTCTCGACCTGCTCCTCGTAGCGGGCGTGCAGGTCGGCGTACGTTCGGCGGCTAACCGGCATCACGCCCACCCCCCTGCCGCAGGTCGTGCAGCTCCCGCGTGTCCGCCACATGCGACGTCTGCATGCCGACGAGCCGCTCCTGAAGCCCACGGACCGTGCGCTCGGCAAGATGCAGCCGACGCCGCAACTCCCTGTCCCCTGCCGCGGGCTGCGGGGCCGGCAGCGGGGTGTCGGGGTGGGTGTCGCGGAGCCGCACCAGCTCGGCGGCCTGGCGGGTGATGACGGCCTGACGTTCCGCGGCGAGTTTCTCCGCGGCTTCGAGTTCGCGGGCGGTGCGCTGTTGCCGGGTCTGGAGGGCGGCGTACTTGGCCGCGCTGACGAGCCTCATGCGGACTCACCCCCGCGCTGCGCTGGGATGAGCGGCCAAGAGCCGTCGATCACCTTGTCCGGCGCCCCGCCCTGCTCCGCCGTCGCCTTCGTCCGAAACCACTTCTGCAAGCTGGCCTGCTGGTCCGCGCGCCACTTCTGCTGCGCCGAGAACAACTGCTCAGGCCCGTAGTCGTTGAGAGCAGGGAACCGCCTGAACTGCGCCTCTGTGATCATCAGCGCGGCCAGCGCGTCCGCGTCCGCCGTGTGCCAGTCGTTCAGCGCGACGCCATACCTGTCCGCGGTCGGCTTCAGCTTCCGCATGCCGCTGCCGCGGACCCCGCGGTAGAACTCCTTGTCGATCACGTGGGGGTCGACGAGAGGAAGCGGCCCCGAACCGACCCGTTCCGCCATGGTCGGTAGCCCGTTGCGGATGAGGTCGTAGTGGAGGATCGACCAGTCGAAGGACTGGTTGAACGCGACGACGGGGATGCCCCGTGTGATCGCTGCGGCCAGATGTCCGGCGATCTCATCGAGGGCGTCCTTCGGGTCCCGCCCCTCGGCCTGGGCCTTGGCGTCGTCGACGCCGTGGATGTCGCTGGCGTCCTTCGGAATAGGGACGCCTGGGTTGATCAGGAAGTTGAAGGGGCGGTCCTCGCGGCCGGGGGCCCGGACGATGAACGCGGCGGTGACGATGCGGTCCTCACGCGGGTTGGGGCCTGTGGTCTCCGTGTCCCATGACGCCTTCCAGACGTCGGCGAAGGCGCTCACTGGTGCGCCCCCGCCCCGGTCTGCGCGGCCGTTGGCCACTCCGACGACCCCTCAGCCGGAGCCGCGGCCGCCTGCTGCTGGATCTCGTCGACCGTCACCCGCGGCAGCGGGAACTCGTCGTCCGCCGTGACCTCGCCGCGGTTGATGGACTGGAACGCGACCAGCAGCTCCGCGACATCGTGCTCCGTCCACTTCCCCGACGGCCGGCCCAGCTTCGTTTCGATGCGGTCCTGCGTCACGCCGATGCCCTCGAACGCGCGGATGGCGTCCGCGATGCGCTGCGGGAGCGGCTTCCCGCCGCCGTCGGCCAGCGTCTTCGTGCAGATCTGCTTGGCCTCTTCGACGAACCAGGGCGGCAGGATCGCGAAGATCGCTTCACGGACGCGGCGGGCGCCGTTGTTCGCGTTGTTCTCGTAGATGTCCCGCATGTCGGTGAGTTGCTTCGGGCCGCCTTTCTGGTCCCTCTTGTGAGGGACGATGAACGTCGAGCTGTTGCGGGAGTTCTTCTCGACGTCCCAGGCGAACGCCTGCATCTCGGACTGCCCGAACTCGTCGTCGCGGCGCATCTCGACGAGCCCGTATTGGATGTTGCCCCAACAGCGGGCGAGTTCGCGGGCGAGGTGCACGGAGGCGCCGGTGATGTTCCCGGAGCCGCGGGAGTAGCGGAAGAACGCACGCTCGGCGAGGAACATCTGCTGGCAGGACTGGCGCATCTCGGAGATGGCCGAGTTGATGTCGCGCGGCACCTGCTGCGCGACGACGATCGCGGCCTGCACTTCGGCGACGGCGCGGGACTGCTCGACCGCGGTGCCCTGCCCGATGCGGGCCGGGACGGCGGCGGGCGCCGGGCGCTCGGCGGGGTAGCTCACAGGTACTCCTCGGTGTCACGGTTGGCGGCCCACGCGGGCAGGGAGAGGTAAGCGATCTCGTCGCTGTAGCCGGGCCAGACGCCCGACTCGGTGCACTCGGCGAAGACTTCGAGTGCGCGCCGGTTGCGGGCGGCGCCGATACGGCGGGCCTCGGCGTCCATCTCGACGACCGTCACCACGTAGGGCGGGGTCTTCTCCTGGCAGACGAAGACGAACGCGGCGCTGTCGTCGGCGAGGTCGAGGGCGCGGGCGGCGGCTCGGTACCAGTCGTCTTGCTGGTGGTAGCCGAACTCCTGCACCGCGCGGGCCAGGGCCTGCGGTTCGGCCGAGCGGCACGTCTTGTAGTCGGGGATGATCAGCCGCCCTGAGCGGGCGTCGGGCAGCCAGTCGAACCGGGCCCGGCGCATGACGCCGGTCGGCCGGTCCCGCCAGAACAGGGACTGCTCCGGCTTCCCGCGGGCCGGGTCGAACAGGGCCGCGGCGATGGGGTGGCGGCGCAGCGCGTCGGCCATCGAGTGGACCTGCTCGTACTCGGCTGGCTTGAGCGGGATGCCGCCCTCGTCGCGGATCGCGGCGACTTCGGCCTTGACGGCGTTCGTCGTCCACTTCTCCGCGTCGACTCGGATGAGGTCGGGGCCTTCGCCGAGGACGAGCTTGTGCGCGGCGGTGCCCAGCTCGAATGTCTTCTTCGGCTCGGGCGGGGTGTCCTGTGCGTGCCGGAACAGGGCGGGGCAGGACGGGGGGAGGAGCATGCGGGCGCCGGACGAGGAGAGGCTGTCGCGCTGGGCGTGGTACTCCTCGTTGCTCAGCTGATAGATGCCGGGCTCGGTGATGGGCGCGGGCCCGGCGGCCGAGGTGGTGACCTCGGCCGGCACGGTGGTCGTCATCGGGTGTCTCCCGCGAGGGTGTAGAAGCGGCGCGGTGTGCCGTCGCCATGGCGGTCGAGGTGGCCGTCCCGGTGCAGAGCGGCGAGGTAGCGGCGCGCGGTGAAGCGGAGTACGTGCGTGCCGATGAGCTGCCGCCACGTGTGCCTGATGCGGCCGGTGCTCCACTCGCCGCCCTCCGTCTGGATCGCCTCCAAGACGGCCTTCCGGGACCCGCGCGCGGTGGGGTGCATAGGGCTGGGGTCGCTGCTGAGCTGGTAGAAGCGGCGCCCGTGGTGCTCGGCGGGTACGAGGTAGGCGCGCCGAGCGAGGTCCCGCAGGTCGCGGCGTGCGGTGTGCCTGCCGACCGTGGCCCACTCGCGTGACTTGGCGTAGATGTTCAGTGCCCGCTGGGTGGTGACTGATCCGCCGAAGCGTCGGAGGGCGGCGAGGAGGTACTCGCGGCGGATTGTTGTCTCCGTCATGACGGCTCACCCGCCTCGGTGACGTCGGTCCAGCCGCACAGGTCGTCGGAGTCGCTGGGCTCCCAGTCGCTGTGCTCGTCGGTGCGCCAGCCGCGGGCGAGGCGCTGCTCGCCGTCGGGGCTTGTGTCGATGGCGGTGACGCGGAACTCGATGCGGTGGCCGTGGTGCTCGCGGCTGTAGGTGTGTCCGGGCTGGAAGAAGTCGGGAGTGGCCGTCGCCGCCGGAGCGGTGGCCTTCTCCGGTTCGGCGTGGGGGAAGACCCGGATCGCACCGCGGTGGACCTTCGACGCCAGGTGCTCGACCGGGGTGCCCTCGCGGGCCTTCTTCACCAGCCACGCGACGACCTCGGTCTTCGCCTCGGCGAGCACGGCGGCGCGGTGGGCATGGTCGTAGTTGTGGAGGAGCACGCGGACCACCTGGTCCGCCTGGCCGCCGTCGGCGTAGTAGGAGTGCAGGGCGTGCTCGATTACGTGGCGGGCGGTGGAGTTCTCGCTCACGACGCCCTCCGGTCCTGCTGGGTGGGCAGCGGGTTCTCGGTGAGATGACGGCGCGTGGCCCGCATCGCCGGATGCTTGATCTCCGAGGCGCCCTTCGAGAAGCGGGACAGGACCCGGTTCACCTCGGCGAGTTCGGCCAGCAGACGCCGCACATCCGGAATGGGCACCTCGACCTGCGCCGTGTCCATCCCGGCGACGTCCTCGACCTGCTCGATCGCCGCATCAAGCTCGCCCTCGTGGCGGGCGCGGGTGACGACGTCGGCGAGTTCGTCGAGGGCGTCGAGCACCTCGTCGCGAGTCTTCGGCTCGGCCCATCCGGCGACGAGCTGCATCAGGGTGTCCGTGCGGATCTGGTCGACGCGGAGCACCCCGTGTAGGTGGTTCGTGCCGAGGCTCATCGACTGCTGAGGCTTCGAGGAGTGGTTCATCGTGCGGTCCCCTTCGGGGCGGTGAGGATGAGCAGGAGAGCCGCCGCAGTCAGAGCCGCCTGACGACGCATCTCGACGGCCTGCGCAGGGAGTTCAGACACCCACACAGGGGTGAGGCGGTCGGCCTCGACGAACAGGAAGAACGGCACCAGCGACGTGCCGAACAGCCCGGCCGCGAGGAACACGGCCTGCTCGACGCTCATGTCGGCGAGCGCGTCGATGACTTCGGTCGTCAGCACGGCGCGCCGCCCGTCTCGGGCAGGTCCCGGCCCACGAGGTACCTGTGCGCGAGCGGCCCTTCATGCGGGTCCTCCACCGCCGCACGCTGCCCAGCCAGCAGACTTCGCAGCTTCCGCACCTGCGGCCTCACGTCATCGACGGACGACCCCGGCGCGGGCGGCAGAACAAACCGCGCATACGAATCCCCCTCGGCGAACGTCGCGTCATCCGCGTCAGCCGGGTACGGCTCGCCACTCCACTGGTTGTGCTCCGGAGCCCGGTTCAGCCCCCGCACCGTCGCCAGGTCCGACAGCAACCCCCACACCGAGCAGCCGGGCGCCGTCGGCACGCCGTCCGCGTCGGTGACGCTGGAGGCCATGCTCCGAACCCGCTCCATCACGGTCAGCAGAGCGGCATCCCGGGCCCGCAACTCGGCCAGTTCCGCCGCGACCTCCGGCGTCATCAACATCTGCGCCGAGTCCAACGCCAACGCGATACCCGCAGCCGTACGGTTCTGCTGCAACGCGGCCAAGACCACGCCAGCCGCCGAGTTCACCGACCGGGCGTTCAACGGGTCACCGCCGCACGAATCCAGTCCATGACCAGCTCACCCGACGGCACCGGCACCGACACCAACACCTGCGTCGACGACCCGTCCTCACTCGCCTCCGTCCGGGCATGCAGCATCCACACCTCCACGCCCTCGAACGCGGGACTCACATGGATCTCACCGCCCAACGCGACCAGCCACTCACCCAAGTCGTCGACATCCGCGACCACCACGTGCACCGACTCCGCCCGCGGGATGACCACCGGGTGCGGCAGGTTCGTGCTGTCGATGAGGTAGTCCACGGTCCGGGCGTTCGCCTGCTGCGCGAGGACGCGCTGCATCACCGCGTCAGGGAGCGGGGCCTGCTGGAAAGGGAGGACTCTGATCGTCGAGTCCGGGGTCTGAGATGATGCGTTCAACGCGATCCACTCCTTGCTTTCTGCTTCAGTGGGTTGCGAGGGGCTGGTCCGGACGCGCATCCGGGGCGGCCCCGCTTTCGTTGGTCAGGCGGTCTGCGAAAGCTGCTGAGCCGACATCCAGGCCTTCACGCGCTCCAGGTCGAAGCGCCGGCCGCGGAACGGCGTGCTCTCCAGCGGGCATCCGGCCTTGACCCACTCGTTGACGGTCCAGTTGGAGACGCCGTAGTAGGCCTGGAGCTGGGCGGTGTTGAGGAGGGGGGAGAGCCCGGTGGGGCGGAGCGTCTCTATGCGATCAGCGAGGGTCTTGCTCGCCATGGGGGGTAGACCTTTCTACTGTGTCGGTTGAAACTGAGGGCATGTCGAAGTGCGCTTGGAGGGGTTCACCCATCGCCGTGGTGAGGAGCCAGGCGGTGCGCAGCCGACATGCGGCGGCGGCGTCCTTACCTGTCCCGGCGAGTTTGTAGATGGTGGCCGCGCTGATTCCGCGCCCGGCGGCATCCACGCCCTTGGTGGCGGCTGCGAGCTGGGGAGCTGACAGGCCGTGCCGCTTCATTGCGGTTCTGAGTGGCTGGCCGTCGCTCTTGCGGATCAGGTTGGACATGTGTGACCTCACGCCGGTTGTTGGCTTCGGCGACTCGGTGGCCGCTTCCGTTGACACATTTCTACTGTGTCAGTGTCGGTGAGGTCAAGTGTGTTGGAGTGAGTTTCCGTGAGTTATGCACGTCGATGGCGCGCTTCGAAAGCGTGTTCTATCCTCTAGGCATATGCCGGTTGCGCCGGTGCGTGACGGGGAGGTCACGCGCCCCGCTCACATCGCGCCACGCTTCTACTTTCACTTGCGAAAGTAGAAGGTCAGCGTGCACTCTTGGCCCGTGGAGCATGAGGAGCGCACCGAAGACCTGGCGCAGCTACTCGCCCGTCTGAAGTCGAAACACGACGTCAACGGCAGCGAGATCGCGCGCCGCATCGGCGTCTCCCCAGCCGCGGTCAGCGCCTGGACGAACCGCACCCGGGGAACCGGGCGCGGGCCCAACCGCGACAATCTCCTCGCCCTCCACAAGGCCTTCCCCGATTTCACCGAGGACGAGATCTTCAAGGCCGCCGGCCGCCGCACACCCGGCAGGCTCGACCCCGACAGGGAAGCTCGCGTGCTGGAGTACTACCGCGAGCTTACCGAGGAGCAGCAGCGGGCCAAAGAGATCGAGATGCGGGCACTCGGCGAAGCCAACAGGACGAAGCAGAGCTAGCCGTACAACCTTCCAGGGCTCTCGTACGTCTGGCCCAAATACGGTCGTTCACACTGCGTGCATTTATGCACACGGAGAAGCGTAGAACGGTCGCATATTCCACAATCAGGGGGTACCTTCGGGCGCACGGCCGATGTCCTCCCCCACGGCTTCTACTCTGTCGCCTGCGTTCCGGGGGTCCGGCATATGTGTGTCCGTGTTCAGTACGTCTCCACCTGGCCCTTCAGCCCCTACGACGACACCCGGAACCTGATCAGGATTCCAGCGCATCTCGAAGGCGTGTACGCCGTCCGCGCCGTTCGTAGGGTTCTCACCGATCTCGCCGTGGAGCAGCCCCCCTCCGGTGCACGCTGTTTCTGCGGGGACCCTGTACGGCTCCTCGCGTACGTGCCTCAGCAGCGCGAGAGCGGAGACCAGGTGGTGAGTCGTCATGGGGCGTAGGGCCTCGAAGAACCCGCGGCAACTGCGGCAGAAGTCGTGCGGATGCCAGCTCTGCATGGAGGAGTACCCGCCCGAACAGTACGGCGAGCGCAACCGCCGACGGGACTGCAAGGGAAGCTGGCAGGCCCGATGGAGGGGCCCGACCGGCAAGCAGGACCAGAAGTCGTTCCCCATCGACCAGGGCGGCTACGACGCGGCCTGTGCCCATCTCGACAAGATGCGCGACCGCGTCCGCAGCCGAACGTACTCCGACCCCAAGCGCGGCCAGATCACCCTCTCCGACTGGTGGGAGAAGTGGTGGGAGGCACAGCCCGATCGCGCGGTCACGACGACGAACAGGAAGCTGTCCAACTGGAACGCCCACATCAAGCCCAGGTGGGGCGAGTGGAAGCTGTGCGACCTCGAATACATCGAGCTGCAAGCGTGGATCACGAAAGAGGTGAAGGGGTACCACACACGGAAGAAGGTCCACGAAGTCCTCAACTCGATGCTGCGCGCCGCGGTCAAAGACGGCCAGCGCATCCCCTTCAACCCGGCGCAGGACTTGGACATCGGCGAGGCGCCGGCCAAACATCCGGACGACGTTCGGCCGCCGACCCGCGAGCAGGTCGCACTCATCGTCGAGCGGCTCCCCATGTACTACCAACCGTTGGTCGTCTTCCTCGAGCACACCGGTATGCGGTGGGGTGAGGCGACCGGTCTGCGGTGGGAGAACGTGGACTTGGAAGCTCAGCACCTCAAGGTGAAGGAAGTGCTCAGTGATGACCACGGGCGCCTGTTCCGCAAGGATGCGCCGAAGAGCGTCGCGGGATTCCGCACCGTCCCCGTCACCCCGCAGGCAGCCGAGGCTGTACAGAAGATGGTCGACCGGTGGCGGCCGCCGAAGACGGTGACTCCGATCGGCGACGATCCGTACGACCTGGTTCCGGACGAGTTGGTCTGGCGCGGTCCGCAGGGCGGCACCCTCACGCGGCACAACTTCCACCGGGTGTGGCTGCCGGCCACCCAGGCGGCCGGGCTGGCGCGGAAGGTGAAGAACCGGGAGACGGGCCGGTTGGAGTGGTGGCCCCGGGTGCACGATCTCCGGCATGTCTTCGCCACCTGGCTCAAGGAGTTGGGGATCGACGAGAAGGACACGCAGACGGTCATGGGCCATGAGCGGGGGTCCAAGGTCACGTGGATCTACCAGCACAGCCCTGAGGACGTGGCTGCGCAGGTGCGCGCTCGGATGGCCCCGGAGTCCGAGGGTGTTCGAACGTTGAGGGTGGTGTGAGGCCCGATGCCACGCGGATGCCACATGGATGCCACAACACCCCCTCATTGATCCTCACTGAGACTCACTGAGTCTCGTTTGTGCAGGTCGCGCCTCCGCCATCCTGGGCTCATCGGACCGGAATCCCCCTCACTGAGGCTCATGATCGCCTTACGTTCTCTCCTAAAGCGGGTGTCGCAGGTTCGAATCCTGCCGGGGGCACTGCCTGCATAGCAGGTCAGAGAGTTGAGAGGCCTCTCGTTCATTCGAACGAGAGGCCTCTTTCATGATCGACTGCCACATGGATGCCACATCCCCACAGAATCTGCGCTCGGCTCACCCGTTTGAGGGACTGGACTATGTTCAAACGCCACGTAGGGTTCTGCCTGTGAGAGGGGCAGGTGCGTCTCCCCACGCGCGCCTGAGACGCGCCTCTCATAGCCTGCGCGTCCCGGCGGGGAGGCCGGTCACGCAGGAAGAGGCCCTCACCGGGAATGTCGGTGAGGGCCTCTGTGCGTACAAAGTAGACCGCCCCAGGAGCCGAAGCCCCCGGGGCGGGACGCCTTGACTGAGTCTTAGCGTCTAACGGCCGGAAGGCGGAGACGCGTACGCCCGCCCGGCCGCTTCCGTACCGCATGCCAGCCCCCGCCGACAGGGCCGTTGCGGTGCTTAGCCTCCGTACCCCGCATCATGATCCTTAAATTTGCCCGGCCAGGCAAAGACAACAAGCCATGATCGTTCCAACCTGGGGCAGGTGCCCCTCGACCCCATGCCCGACTGGGTCCCCGCCCGGCGCCGGCAGATCGGGGAGCGCCTCCGCGCCGCACGCATCGAGGCCGGACTCACCCAACTCCAACTCGGCCACCTCGTCGGCCGCGACCACCGCACGATCCACCGGTGGGAGTACGCGACCCGCGCGCCGAACCTGGAAGATCTCCTGCTTTTAGCCGACGCCCTCAACGTGCCGCTCGCCGACCTCGTCAGGTGACGGGCGGCCGCCCGGTTGGGATCGGACGGCCGCCCCCTCCCGCAACCCCGGCACGAATCCACGGATACCGGGGCGGGGGCTCAATGCCGCACGGACGCCTGTGTGGTCTGGATCCGCACCCGCTTGCACAGGACGACGTGCCGGACAACGGTGATACCCGCGCCCGAGCCCGACGGCACGTCGTGGCTGGTGTACGGCTCACCGCGCCTGATCGTCTTATCGCAGCGCCCGCAGATCATGACGCGTACTTCCTCATCAGCAGCAGCAGCGCGGCCCCGGTCTCGCACCCCGCGGCGTTGTCGACGCACTGCTCGCACGCCATGCGGTGCGTGTAGAGGTTGGTGTGCGCTGCGAGCCAGACGCAGGAACGGCAGGCCCGGGGAAACCAGGCCACGTCGGCGCCAGCGCGGCGAGCGGTGCGCTTGCCGAGGTCGACAGCCGTCGCCGGTGTGAGCACCACCCCGTCCCACACGCAGGCGACGCCACGAACCTGCTCGTCCGTGAGTCCGGCGAGGCTGGGCAGCACGAACAGCCTCGTTGTCAGGATCGTGTCTTTGGTCGCGTCCACGTTCTACCCCTCGATGACTTCTGCCCAGATTTCCGGGGAGCCGCCCTGGCCGGCGCTGCCCCATCGGTCCGCGCTGCGTAATGCTGCGAGGGCGGCTTCCCACGCGTCCGAGTCCGGCACAGCCGGGGCGGGCGCGTGGAGGCGTGCGCCGTGCTCGGTGGCGACCAGGCGTACGGGTTCACCGAGGGCCCGCTCCAGCGCGGTGCGTAACGCCGCTGTTCGCAGGCTGATTGGCACAGCACATCCCCGCTCTCGTGCGAGAGAATAACTCTCGTACGAGAGTAGCGAGCCGAGCACTACTCTGTCACGTAAGTCACACCAAGAGGAGGCGGACAGTGACGACCGAGACGCCCCTGTACCTACGCGTCGCGGAAGAACTGCGCGCCCGCATCGAGTCCGGCGAACTCCCACCCGGCACCCGCCTCCCATCCGTCGCCGACCTGATCCAGCAGTACGGCGGCAGCAACAGCGTGCCCAGCCGCGCCTACAAACTCCTCGTAGACGACGGCCTCGTCGTCTCCCGACACGGCGCCGGCCACTACGTCCGCAGCCACGACACCCCAGACCTCCTCGTCCGCCAGCACCGCAAGCGCAGCGAGGACAGCCCCTTCGCGCAGGGCGCGGCCGAGCAGGGCGCGGTGGGCGCCTGGCAGCACGAGTCCACGACCGAGAAAGCGAGTACTGCTGTGGCCGCGCGCCTCGGCATTGCCGCGGACGACCCGGTCATGCACACCTCGTACGTGTACCTCGCCGACGAGCGGCCCGTGCAACTCGCGGAGTCGTGGGAGCCGCTCGCGCTGACCGGGCAGTCTCTGATCGCTCTGCCGGAGGTCGGGCCATACGCGGGTGTCGGCGTGGCCGCTCGGATGCGGGTCCTGGGTATCGAGGTGGGCTACCCGGTCGAGCGGGTGCGTGCGCGTACAGCTACGCGGCTGGAGGCTCAGGCCCTGGGGCTGACGCCGCCCGGGCCCGTCCTTGCGATCGAGCGGACCTACTACGACCAGGCCACGGGCCGCCCTGTTGAGACGGCGGATGTTGTGATGCGCGGGGACCGGTGGGTGTCGGTGTACGGGCAGCCGCCCGCAGTGTGAGGGGTCCGGATAGGCCGCGGGCGGCATGAGTTTTGAGGCGCTGGCTCGATAGAATTGGGGCATGCCCCCCAACCCCCTGGCCTCTGGCCGTGTGCGCCCTGCCGCGGCCGTGAACGAGGACATCCGCGCCCTGTGGCCGCGCGCGGGCAGGGAACTGACGGTGGCGGAACGGGCCCGGTATGAGCGGCTGTTGGTGGAGTGGGCGGCCGCCGTACGGGCCGAGGTCGTCGAGGCGGCCTAGGCGTAGACGCGGCGCTGCGGGTCCAGGCCAGCCGCCTGCGGTGTCGGCTGGTCCCCATTCCCGTTGCCGGGAGGCGGGGAGCTGGTGGCGCGGCAGGTGTAATGCGTCGAGTCAGCCGAGTCCTGCGTGCACTCGTACGTCACGCCCTGCCCGTCCGTGAACGTCCAACCAGAGGGCGGAGGGCCCGCCGTGCCGCGTTCGCCCGGCGGCCCCTGCTCACCCTGAGGACCGGCCGCTCCGGACTCGCCTTGAGGACCCTGCGGACCGGCAGGACCCGTTGCGCCCGCGGCCCCGGGCTCACCCGGCGATCCGGTCGCGCCCTCCTCCCCGTCGCTTCCCGGAGAACCTGACGGGCCGGGCGGACCCGAAGGTCCTGACGGGCCAGGCTCGCCCTCCTTACCCTTCGGCCCGGGCGGCCCAGTCACCGAGCTACCCGGCTCCCCCCTCGACCCAGGCGGCCCCGCCACCGGAACGCCGCCCATCCGTTCCACCTGCCGGGCCAGCGCATCCCTTGCACTGTTCGAGGTGTGCAACTCCTGCGTCACGCCCTGAACGGCCAGGACGATCCACGCCAGCACCGCGCCCAACGCGAGCGCGGCAACCACCACGAAGCTGTCGCCGCGCCGCCACCGGCGTTCATCTGCGCGGATCTGCGCCCGTGTCACGAGCCCCCTCCAGCCAACAGGATGATCACGGGCAGGAGGATGCTGACCAGGGGCACGATGACCGCACCGATCAGCCACCTGCGGGTCGCCACGAGCTTCTCAGCGTCCTTCTCCCGCAGCGTCTCTAGGGTGGCGACGCGGGCGGCGAGAGCGTCATGCCGGAGGTCGTACAGCTTCTGGTCGACCTTCTTGCCCATCTCCTCCGACAGGCTGCGGATGTCGTCCCGGATGTCGCCGGTACGGTCGTCCAGGCGGCGGGCCAGCTCGCCTAGGGTCAGCTCATCCGGCACGTGCTCCCCTTACTCAGGCGGCCTTGGCGTGCGAGCCGCGGTCCATCGGGCTCGACTGCTCGATCCGCAGCAGGGGAACGGGCGCAGTCACCTCCCGCCGGACGAAGAAGGCGACGCCGCTCTCAATGGCGAACATCCACAGGGCCTGCGTCTGGGCGTCCATGTTGAGGCCGAAGGCGAGGAACAGAGCGATGGCCGCGTGGCCGAGGTTGACGATCGCGGCGAACGCGGCGCCCGTCTTGAGGATGAACGCCTCGGCGACGGCTACGGCGCAGGACAGGATGACCATGATGGCGGCCTGCTGGGTGTCGGTGACGCCCCAGCCGTAGGCAGCGGACAGCTTGAGGGCGACGGCGATGAACGCCAGGATTGCGACGGGCTCTCTACCGAAGATCTTCATGGTCAGGCCTCCTTCGTTGCCGGGCCGGTCACGTCGACCGACACCTTGACCACCGCTTCCGCGATAGCCACCTTCACCGCCGCCACCACGGCAGCCGTGTCCACACCGGTACCGACCAGACGGGCCAGGCTCGTGATCGCCGCAGTCTGCGCGGCCTCAGCGGTGCGCACCGCGTCGATGCGCTTGAGGATCTCCGTCTGCACACTCGACAGGGTCCACGTCGGGTTCGTGGTCGGAGCGCCCGGCACGGCGATCACCCCGTCCAGGGTGAGCACCGCCTTCGCGACCTCAGCAGCAGTGGGCATGTCGTCCTCCTCAGGTGGTGCGGTAGTGCCCTTCGCGAGGGCGATGATCCTGCCGAAGTCGATGGCGCCCGGATCGCCATGGACGTTCTCGACCACATGCAAGTGCCCGCAGATCCCCTTGAACGCGGTCCACTCCGCAGCCGTCATCCGGGCCGACGTGGCCCCGTACGACGACGGATAGGCCGGCCAAGCCTTGGGCCCCGACAGCGGGACCCCGTGCTCGGCGTGCATCCACCGCAGGAACACGGCGAGTTCGGCGAGCGCCCAGTCCGGAGCCTCCGGCCAGTAGATGTGCTCGACGCCACCCCACGCCGCGTGCGTGTGCGGGTCGCAGGTGCCGACCAGCTCGACCTGGCACACGTTCAGCGTGTTCGTCTCCACGCCGCCCGTCAGGTTGACCAGCGCGCGGGAGGACCGGTCGATATCGAAGTGCTGATACCAGCGCAGCTTGCGCGCGGCGAAGTCGGGCACGGCCGTCAGGTTCGGCGCCTCAGCGCCCCCGTTGTAGGTCGGCAGGGTCGGGCCCTCGGTGGTGTGCAGGACGACGACGTTGACCTCCATGACGTCGCCGCCCCACCTGTCCTGATACCAGTGGGCGAGGCTGGCGCCCGGGTACTTCTGCGGGCCAGTGGCCACAGCGTCCTCCTTATATGACGGTGATGACCTGCTCGTACCGCTGCGCCACCACCGACTCCACCTCGGGCCGCCCCAGCAGAAATGTCCGAAGCGCATCCACCACGTCGATGTCGTCCAGGATGGGCTGCTCCTGGTTGATCGCAGCGAGCTGCAACGACACCAGCGGTTCGCCGCTCGCGTTCTTCCCGGTGACCACGTAGTTGGGCATAGCCCCTCCTCAGGCGACCCGCAGCATCGACAGCCACGAGTCCGTATAGAGCGTGCAAGCCGTCGCGTTCGACACGAGCTGCGCCCAGTCCAGTGAAAAAGTGCCGGCCGTCGCGCCGACACGGAGCGTCCCGTACAGCTGCAGAGTGAGCGGGATTCCGCCCGTACCCAGACAGCCGTACGACCTGGCCGACGTGACGTCGTTGGTCTCCACCCGCATCAGGTATCCGCGCGCGTCCTGCGTGTCGGTGATCAGCGCCGGGGCGGACGACGATCCGATGACCGGGGAGTGGCCGGGCCCGATCGCCGTCCACTCGCCGAGCGACAACGCTGGCGCCGAGAAGTCGACATTCAGGTCGGCGGCGGTCGGGCCGTCGTACTTGATCCAGCCGTGCCACCGGTACACGGCGTTCGCAAGGACGTCGAACTGGAGATGCGGATCCGCGACCGTCGTGGTCGTCGCCGCGCGGCCGGTGTCGGCGGTCTTGCGGGCAACCTGCTCCTGCGAGGAACGCAGCAGGCCCGCGGTCAGCCGCTGCCCCGCGAGGAACGTCGGATAGGCCTCAGCCATGGGTGCCTCCTTACAGGGCGAGAATGGTCGGAGTCGCCAGGCGCACATCGGCGCCCGAACTGTGGGATTTCGTGACGCCGTTGACGCCGCGGATCACGGTGAACGCCTGCGGGGTGACCTGCTGAAAATCGTCATAGGACGCCACGACGGGCAGCGTGTTGGTGTTCGTCGACGCCAGGATCGAGCGGATCCCGACCTGCCCCACCGCCCGCAGGTTTCCGTCCGTCACGCTCACCATCCACGGCGGCTCATACCCGCCGTCCTGCCACGCTTTGGCCTGGAGGGTGCTGCCGGTGATCTGGAAGCGGAGCCAGAACATCCTGCCTACCGCGTGCGTCAGGGCGGTCGTGTCGGCGGCCGTCGCCAGCAGCGTCTCCGTGCCGCCGATCCGGGAGCGCAGCGTCAAGGTGATCGTCTGGTCGGTGTTGAACGCCAGGCGGGCAAGGTAGTTGTTGTTGGTGTCGGTGAAGCGGCCCGTCAGGTGCACGAAGTGGGCGCCGCCGGTGGCGAGGGCGTCGGTGGCCATGCGGGCCTGGATGTCCACGTCGGCGGAGGACCACGGCACGGTGGCCCACCGGGAGACGTTGAAGCTGCCGCAGGACATGCGGCCCTGCCCGTCGAACGCGGAGCGGACCGCGGCGACGTAGGCGTTGAACGTGTCGGTGCGCTGCCCGGAGTCGCGCATCGCCCGGGACAGGTCCCCGTTGGGGAAGAACGAGGCGCGCAGCGCGTTGGACATCTCCAGCTGCACGCCCGCGCTGATCGTGGTCCTGTTCGCGATGTTGCTCGCGCTGTTCCCGTTCAGCTCCTGCGACGCTGCGACCACCCTGAACCCGGCGGCCCTCAGCGCGTCCGCCACCCGGGCGCCGGTCGCCGTGTCCAGGCCGCCCAATGACGTCTCGGCGGTCCCCGACCCGCCGACGTAGCCGTGGAAGCTGATGCACCGTTTGGCGGCGGTGACGATGCCGAGCGCGTTCGGTTCGTCGAAGTTCGTCGAGGTGATGTGCAAGGTCGAGTTGTTGCTGCTCTTGATACCCGCGAACTCGTAGTGGTTCATCAAGGAAAGACCGACCGCGCGCGCGGCCTCACCCGAGCCCGCCTCGATGCCGCCGCCGTGGATAGCGATCGCGCACCACGTCGCCCCGGTCACCGGAACGGAGCGCCGCTCGTAGTCGACGCCTTCGGTCTCGTGCGAAGCCAAGTCCGCATAGTTGGCGTACGTATCAGCCATCGCCTACACCCCCACAACGCTGAAGTCGGAGGCGCTGCCGCCCGTCGTCGTCCACGTCTCGCCGGTGTCCGTGCTCCCCCAGCCGCTGGTGACATTCCGGTCGAAGGCGTCGGCGAGGCCGCCGGTGATGCCCTCGACCGTCACCACCTCGCCACCCACCCGGACATCGAACGGAAACTCCGCAGGATCAGTCGTCCACAACCCGGTCTGCCCAGCCGACGGGCCCACCTGAAGCACGGTGTCCCCGGCCCCGGCCGCCGCGTACAGCTCCGAACCGTCCGTGTCGAGGCGCGTGTCATCGGAGTCGAGGATCCCGACCGTGTACGGCGACGCCGGAGCGCACGTGAACGTCAGCCGGTGCTGGAAGTGGGTGATCGTCTCGTCGACGCCGAGGACTAGCTGATCCGGCTGGTCCGGTGACACCCAGGCGGGCATGCCGGTGAACTGGGCGCGGTCGCCGATCCGCAGGGCCAGGATGGCGCGCCGCAGCTCAGGTGTGATCGACGGGTGGGCGAGGTTCACGGTGACGGTGGGGTAGCGGTCTTCGTCGACGGTGCCGAGGTGGACGCGCCACGCTGCCTGGTCGAGGAGAGTGTCCGAGTCGGAGGTTGCGAGGTTGAGGGTGAGCCCGTTGCCTTCGCCGTAGCTGCCGATCCGGTCGGTGCCGAGGGTGCCGCCGGTTTCGGTGTAGGTGGCGGACACGCCGCCAACGGTGACCGTCAGGTTGTTCTGCACCTGCCGGTCGTCCTCGACAGGGACGGGGATTTCCGCGAAGTTGTAGCCGGTGTATGACAGGACCAGGGCCGGGTCTTGGTTGTACAGGGACGTGCGGGTGCGGTAGCCCAGGCCGAGGACGTCTTTCGTCTCGTACAGCAGCCCCCCGTCGGCGAGGCAGGCTTCCTGCGCGAGCGCGAGGAGGTTGGACCTCGGTTGCGCGCCCAGCGCCACGGTGTCGTCGAGGTCGCCGATCCACTCGAAGGGGATCCCTTCCTCGGCGCACAAGCGCTGGATCCGGCGCCCCGCGCTTTCTCCGATCGGATTCAGGCGGACGCCGAGCGCATCGATCACCGTGATCGTGTTCTCCACCGTGGCGTGCCCGACCGCCACCCCGGGAAGGTTCGCGGAGCCCGCAGGCCCGGACACCGCGCGGGACGCCGGACCGAACTGCACCTGCGTGACGCGCGTCAGGGCCGTCAGCGTCTCCGTGTCGCCCACCGTGTAGACGTGGCCGCTCACAACGTCCTTCAGCTGAATCTGCCGCGTGATGCTCGTGCCCGACTCCTGCAGCTCGATCGACACATACAGCAGGCGGCCGCGGACATCGAGGGTGTGCGGGAGGATCGCGCCGAGGACGGTCCCGTCGGAGGCGAGGGTGTGCAGGACCAGGCTGTTCGTGGCGTCCGTGGTCGAGTAGTACAGCTCGAAAATCGCTCCGGAGCCCGCCGAGTAGTCGACCTGGTCGATCGCGCACAAAACCTTGCCGTTCGACAAGCCCGCCCTCGGTATGTAGGCGAGGAACCGGACCTGCGTAGCCGTCGGGTCGTCATATCGGGCGACGCCGCCGGACAGGGCCGCGCTGCTGATGTCGGGCAGCGGATCGGACGCCGCGAGCCCCTCGTACGAGGCGAGCGTGGGCGTGCCCGTCCACGTCATCGCCGACCCGTTCTTCAGCGCCGACGCCAGCGACGTCGCCCCGGACGCGTCCTCCATCGGCCAGTACGCCACCAGCCCGGACGGGGCCGGGTCGGTGATCGCCGTGTAGATGACCGACCGGTCCGGGGCCGGAGCCTGCGCCAGGCGTTGCAGGATCCCCGACACGGTGACGCCCACCCACACGTCCGTGCCGGTGCTGTCCCAGCCGTCCTCCCACCCGGAGGCCTCACCCCAAATCCGGTACGCCTTACCCCCGTTGCCGTCCGGCACGCTGATACGGAACTGGGTGTTGCGGCCGATCGCCCCGTAGTAAGGGCCCTCCGGATTCCTCCTGGTGAAGCGGGCGTCCCGGTTTTTCAGCGTCAGCTTCGCCTGCGCCCGCTCCGTCTGCGAGCCCTCCCCGCCCGTGATACCGGACTGGATCGGCACGTTGCCGGAGTCGTCCCGCACCAGGTCGTACGACGTGATATCGACCCACGCCCCGTTGACGAGCATCTCGATCTGTACCGGCTCACCGGTAGACGCCTCACCACTGGACCGCGCCGGGGCAGGCCACATTCCCAGGCGGCGGCGCAGCCCGGCAATCTGTGCGACAAGCCCCGGCATCGGTCAGCCCACCTCCTGGAAGGTGATGAAGCACCGCATGTCCGAGGCCGTCGTGGGGGTCGTGACCCTGACCCTGAGGAACTTGGAGACGGCGATGATCGGCCGGTCGTCCGGCATGAACGTCCGCACGTAGCTGAGGCCGGACTCGCCGGACACCGAACTCAGCGACACCGCGTCGAACGGGCGCGTCGCCGTGATGCTCCCCTCAGCGGTCCCGGTGTAGCCGGTCGCGCTCGTACCCAGCGTGAGCAAAGACGCCGTGCCGTTCGGGTCCAGGTTGAAGACGCCGGCCGCGACATGCGCGACCACTGTCGCCGCCACATCCGTCTGCAGCAGCTCCACCACGCCATCCGCACCCGGCGGATCGTCCAGGCTGAACCCCCACTCCAACACCTGAATCATCCTGGTGGCCGGGGTGGCCAGCTGCAGCATCGTCTTGATGGCCGTGCCGGTCGTCACGGACGCCAGCGCCGCCGTGGTCGGCGCGGGCCCGTTCCAGGTCGTGTAAGGCACTCTCGTTCCTCTCCTCTATCGGCCGCGTGGCGGCCGCAGTGTCGCCTCGATCGAGCCGCGCGAACGCACCTGCTTGCGGCCCGTGTCCACCCACAGCTCGCCGAAATCGCGCTCGCCGATCCGGACTTGGATGACGAGCGGCTGACCGTCCCCGCCGCCCGCCGGGCCCGCGGCCGCCGTGGATGAACCGGTTGGCCGGCGGGGCATGTTGAGCATCGACGCCCACGGCGCCTGCGCGGCCTTGCGGCGGGAGTCCGGGCCCGACCACACCCGCGACCCCACCGGCAGATCCAGCAGCTCCGGCTCCTGCTCACCCACCCACGTCAGCCCGCCCCGCATACCGCCCGACGCGGCCGCGCCCACGATGCCGCCCGCCGCCTTCCGCCCGGCCTTCGCCTTCTTCCCGAGGGCTTTCTCGATCAGCTTGTTCATCGACTTGGCCAAGTTGTCCATGGCCGTCGTCAGCTTCGCCTGCTGCTGGCCCAGCGACTTCACGATGCCCGCCTGCCGGGCGATCGCGTCCTTGTACACGGCGTCCGCCGTGGCCTTGCCCGCGCTGCCCGCAGCCTTGTTGATCTGGCCCTGGAGTTGGTTCACCGACTTGATCTCGCTGGAGGACGCGCCGAGCAGCGCGCCCGCGGTCTCCAGGCCGCCGCCCTCGATACCGGCCTCCGCGATCTGCCGGATCAAGTCCTTGCTGAGGCCCTTCTTCTTCAGGTCCTTCAGCGCGCCCGCGAACGCCGTCGCCTTGTCCCGGCTGGCTGTGAGGCCGCCCATGATGGACGACATCGTGACCGGGCCTTCGCCGTTCGCGCCGCGGGTGATGTTCGCCGAGGAGAGGACCCCGCCCTTCACGCTCTCGGAGAGCTGCGCGGCCGCGGACTTCAGGCTGTCGAGCTTGTCCTTCGCCTTGTCGAGCGACGCCGTGACCCGGGTCAGGGACTTCTCGTAGCCGATCAGCCGCTTGCCCGCCGAATCGAGGGCCTTCAGCAGGAACTTCTCCTGCCCGCCGTGCGTGGACTTGGCGATGATGCTCCGCCACTGGTTCAACGCGTTCACCAGCGACGACATGCTGTCGGGCTTGCCGAGCGCCGTCGTGAGCTCCGACCGCTTGTACCCGGCCATGTGGCCGAAGCGGGAGACGGTGAGGTCGCCCATCGCGTCATGGCGAGCCTGATTCTCCGCATCCGCCTGCGCCTTCGCCCTGGCCCGCGCCGCCTTCTGCGCCTTCGACAGACCGCCCTTCGCGAACTTCTCCAGTCCGTACCCGAACCGGTCAGCGACGTCCGCCAGGATCGCCATCGACCGGTCGCGCTTCCCTGGCGCGAGCGGGATGTACGCCTCCCCGCCTGTCTCCGGCTCCGCCCACACCCGCATCGACCCGGCCGGGGCGAGCTGCGCGACGTGCTGCTCACGCGTGCCGCCGTCGGCGTAGTACTGCATGACGGAGCCGTTGGCGTTGTTGTAGTTACGGGCGTTGCGCCCCGCGGTGCCCTGCACACCGAGGGTGTGCTGCACCGTCGTGATCGTCACCGTTTTCCCGCGGACCCTGTCGATCGCCGCCTGAATCGCCCGCGCGGTCGCACTCGCACGGTCCCGCGCCGACAGCGTGATGCTCTTGCCCTTCAACCCCGCGATGGCGTTCTTCACCGCAGCGATGTTGAGGCGCGCGTTCCGCGTGTCCGAGGTGACCTTGACGCGGCCATCGGGCAGCTTCTTCACGGTGAACCCGAGGTCCTTCAGCATGCTGACCGCGTCAGCCGACAGCGCCTTGACCTTGATGCTCTTGGAGTTCGGCGTCTTCTTCAGCGCAGAGATCACGTTATTGAGGCCGGACACGGCGTCTTCGGTGCGCATCTTCAGCGACATGCTTTTCGGCATGTTCAGCAGCGTGTTGGTGAGCTTCTGCGCTTCCTTACGATTGTGTGTGATCGCGAGCGCATTGTCGTAGATCGACTTGCGGCCCTTGTCGTAGATCCCCGCGATCGTCGACCAGGACGCGTTGTTCTCCCTGGCCTTCGCCGCCGACTCTTCGGTGGCCGCCGCGAGCTGAGACAGGGCGTCACGGTTCGCGCGCCCCTTCTCGGTATGGACGTCCAGCGTTCGCCCGTTGTCTTTGATGGACTTGGTGGCGTTGTCGATCGCCGCCTCGAACTTCGTCTCCGCGTCATACGCCGACCGGTGTGCCTCATTGAGCGCCATGATCGACTGGCGGAGGCCGTCCGCAGACTGCTTCTGCGCATCGAGCTTTGCCTGTACCGCCTGCGCCTGCGTCCCAAACAGGCCCATGCTCTCGGCGGCGAGCTTCTGCTCGAACGCTTGATCCGCGAGCGCCGCCTTGTAGTCGTCCATCTGGCCCTTGAGGTGCGACACGTCGCCGCCGCCCTTGGCGTAAGCCGCAGACAGGTCCTTCAGCGCCGCCGCGGCCAGCTGAGCCTTCCCGCCCCGTACCAGGTTCGTCAGGCCGTCATCGATCGCGTCGAGCCGCTTCTTCGCGTCGTCGTGCGGCGTCGAGTCCGCCATGCCCAGGCTGAAGACCTTGACCAAGCCGTTCTGAATGTCGTCGAGCGCCGACGGGTCGGTGATGTTCCGCACCGAGTCGAACAACTTGCTCAGGTCATCCCCGAACAGGCGCGCCGCCTCACCCGACGCCTTCCCCGAGGAGCCCAACTTCCCCAGCGACGTGGTCAGCCGATCGACATTCGGCGGCGCCTCACGACCCAGATTGCTCAACTTCGCCAGCACCGTCGCCACCGCGGCGATACCCGCCACCACAACCGTGGCCTTCGCCGCGGTGCCCAGCGTCGCAAACGCCGCGCGCAGCCCCGCCAGCCCGCCGCCAGCCGCAGTGGACGCCGTCGTCAGAGTCCCAATCCGCGTCGCCAGTGTCTGCACGCCGCCAGCCACCCCGGCGATTCCGGCGCCCGCCAGTTTGATCAGCTTGAACGCTGCGTACACCTGCATCAGGTTGCCGATCAGCTCCGGCGGCACACTGGCCACCAGCTTGGCGAATGCGTTCACCAGCGTCAGCATCCCCGGCCCGGCCTGCGCCGCACCCTCCAGCAGGTTCGACACGGCCTTCGCGATGTTGGTGATGAGTTCCTTCACCGCCGGGCCCTGCGCCCGCGCATACTCCATGAACGAGGTCAGCGGCCCGTGCGCGTTACCCTCCGACAACACCCGCATGAAGTGGATCGCCCTGTCCGTGGCGCTCTTCAGGCTGCTGTTCGCGAACTCGCTGACCTTCTTCGACAGCGAGTCGAACGCCGCCGTGCTCACCCCGCCACCGGCCACCTTCATCAGCCGGTCCAACTGCGTCGCCGTCGCCCCCACCATCGGCGTCAGCTTCGGGATGACCGCGCCGAGCACCGCGAAAGAGTGCTCGACCGGCACCATCGTGAACTTCGCCGTCGAGTCGGAGAACGACTTGAACTTCCCCCCGAGCACCGAATACGCGGCCGCAGCACGCTGCGTCGCCGCAGGCATCCCCGCCAGCACCTGCGCCGCCTGCTGCTGCGCGGCCACGGCCTGCTGCGAATGGGCACCGTACTTCGTGACCGCGTCCGTGTACTTCGTCTGCGCAGCCGCCGCGTCCTTCAGATTCCCGATCTGCGGGACGACAGCCGCACCGAACGCCGCCACCGCCAAACCAGCCGCACCCGCACGCGCAGCGACCGGCGCCAGCGCCGCCGCAACCGGCACCGCCGCCGGCGCCAGCGACAGCATCGACGCCTTCAGATCATCGAAGCCGCCGCCGGCCTTCTTCGCGTCATCGCCGACCCGGGCAACGGAACGACGCACAGCGGTGATCCCGGGGCCGGTCGCGTCACTGACCCGCACTGTGATCACTACATCGTCAGCCATCGTCCACCTCCCCTCGATCGCGTGCGCCGCCGAGCTCCTCGATACGCACGAGGCGCATCAGCTCGGTGTCTTCCTCCAGCAAGGAGGTCAGGGTGTAGCCCGGAAACCGCTCCAGCAGGCCGAGCAGGTAGCGGGCGCGGGTCAGCTCGCCAGGCTCTCCGACAGTGCTTCCATCGGAACGGATGCCACCAGGGACGGCTCGCCAGAGGGCGAGCTCTCCGGCAAAGGGTCGGCGTCATGCACCCCGGTCAGCGTCTGGATCCACGCGTTGCTCAGCGCGGCCACGAGGTCGTGGTCGAGGCTCTTCGCCCCGGCGAGCGTGGTGGGTACGGGCTGGTCCTGCGCGTCCTCGATGTTCCAGGAGACGAGGTGGTCGACGAACCGTTGGACGGTCTTGGCGCCGGTGTCGTCGCCGTCGCCTCCGTCGAGGCCGGTCATCTGCTCCCACTCGGCGTAGGTGATGCCGCTGAGGCGTGCCTCGGCGCCGTGGAACTCGTGGTCCTCGTCGAATTCGACGAGGTAGGTCTTCAGCTTCGCCTTGTAGCCCATGTGCTGCCTCTCAGGCCCAGGTCGGGACGGTGCCGTCGGCGAGGGCGCCGGGCGCGGACCAGGTGAGTTCGCCCGAGTCGCCGCGAGTCATCTGGTAGTCGGAGAACAGGAGTTCGGCCGCGAGGGTGACGCCGTTCACCGTGTTCGTGCACGTCCGCGCCACACTGGTCGACGGCACCGTGCGGAACACGAGGTGCGCGCCCGTCGCGTTGAACACCCCGTTGTAGGTGACGGACATGTCAGCGAGCAGCAGCAGCCGCTCGTTCGCGCTCTTGTCCACGCCGGTGGTGTCCTGCACACCCCTGGGGGTGGCCATCTGCCAGTTCGTGACGTCGTTACGGATGTCTGTCGGCGTACCCGCACTCGTGTCGACCGAGAGTGTGGTTTGCGCCAGGCCGGAAGCCTTCGCCATGGCCGATCACCCCTTCTTGATTTCGTCTGCGATCGCCTGCTGATGCGTGGCGAAGTCCTCAACCCAGTCCTCCGGCCGCTGATGCAGCCGGGCCTTCGTCCCACGGGGATTCCCCCGCCAGTCCCCGTCCCGGACGATGAACAGCGGCGGCCGGTCGGCCCGCACCCGGTGCAGCGACTGCTGCAAGCACGGCTGTCCGGGCTCGAACGTCAGATAGGTCTCGCCCTCGGCGACCTTCTGCACCGCGTACTGCCGGCCCGAGTTCTGCACCGCGTGCAGCACCTGAGGCGCCAGGCCCTCGACGCGGACCTGGAAGCCGGTGGCGTAGTACTTGCAGTTCGCCTCGGCGCACGTGGCGGGGCGCCAGTGCGTGGAGAGCGGGGAGCGCATCTCGTACGTCTTGTAGGCCTCGGCCCCCATGAGGGGCGGGATCCGGCTCAGCTGGGCGCTCATCAGAAGGCCACCGTGCTCTCGTTCTTGACGACGTTCACCGCGAACGCCAGGGAGGTGAAGCCACCCGTGGTGACCGTGGAGACCCGCAGGTAGCGGCGCAGCGTGGCCGTGCTACCGAGGGCGATCCGCTCAGCGAGCGGGGTGCCGCCGGTGATCTGCGTGAAGCCGAACCCGGCGACGTCGGCGAACGTCACGTTGTCCGCCGAGTCCTGGATCTTCACCGTGACGTCCGTGCCCACGAACGAGAACGCTTGCAGGTAGGCCTGGCCGCCGAAACTCGCGCTCGCCAGGGTGTCGATGCCCGTGCCGAGCGTGGCTGCGGTGTCGGTGCGGATCCCGGCCGTCAACTGGACGCCCCACTCCAGCCCGAACCCGTTGGACTGCGCGCTCACGCCGAGGGTGAGCATGGCGTCGTCGCCCCTGGTGGGGTCGTAGTTGACTTGCTTGCCGGTCAGGGAGGCGGCCGCATCGCCGAGTGTCGTGCCGCGGCAGTACGTGAGGACGACGTCCGTGCGCGGCAGCGCGGCGAGCTTCTCGTGCGTGCCGCCGGTGACTGCGACGTGGTTGTGGAACGCGGTGAACTCCAGTTGCCCCGATCGTGCGCCGCCCTGTCGTTCGTAGGCGGCCTTGTTGATCGCGGTCATGTTGAGCAGGGCAGGGCCGCCACTGATGGAGCCGAGCTGCTGGATGTCGCCAGAGGCGTCAAAGCCCTGAATGTAAAGGTTGTCCCCGAGTCCGCTGCTTTTGCTCACGGTGCCTCCGTCCAAACGTTGTTGAGGATCAGCGGAAGGGTGAGCGTGGCCACCCGGTACGTCGTCGAGTCGAGCCGCGTGTAGCCGAACCGGGCCCGCAGCGCAGCGCCGTGCGCGCCGAGGAGATCCACGTTCGCGACCTCGCCGCCGAGCTCGAAGTCGCCGCAGTACGCGCTCATCAGCCCGTCCACTGCGACCAGCACAGCCACGTCGACGTCGCCCTGCGGCTCCGTGTCCGCGGGCATGAACACCCGGCCGTTCAGCTCCAGCCGCACCGACACCGAGGCGAGGCCGGACCGGGCCGGGATCGGCGCGATGTCGGTGACCCACAGGGCGTAGATCAGGCCGGAGCCGGGCGCCGACACCGGTTCGTGGTCGAGGACTTGCTCGAACAGGCCGAGGCCCTGCGCGTGGGACATGGCCGCGCTGCGATAGGCGACGAGGTCAAGAGGCATGGCGCATCACATCCGGCCCGTATAGCGGCGGAGCAGCCGCTCGCCGATGCCGCGCTTGCGCTCGTTGAGCTGGTGCCTGGTCTTGATCCAGTGGTCGTAGCCCTTGAAGCGCGTAACCGGGAAGTTCCTGCTGCCGACGCCAGCCAGCCACGGCCCGTACACCACACGCGAGTCGGTGATCGTGTTGCCGTCCTCCACCACGCAGCGGGACTCGTAGTAGCCGGTCGGGTTGCGGAAGGCTGCGTGCATCTCCTCGCGGAGGATGTTCAGCCCCTCCTCGGCGAGTTGGCGCTCCAGCCTGTTGACGTACTCGTTCGCGGCGCGGCGGGCGCGGCCGTCGAAGAGGGGGCCGCGGCTGGTGGTGGACACGTCGAGGCGCATGGTCACACGCTCCTCATCCGGGCCTTGCGGCCGTGACTCGCGTACACCCGGGCCCGCAGATCGGCGAGCCCCTTCCCGCTGGTCTCCCGCTCGCCCTCACCGGACCCGGCGGTGCGCGCGTACCCAGAGCGGCCCTGCAACAGGTCGGTGAGGGCTTCGGCGATGACGAGCTGCCGGACCGAGCCGGGAGGGTCGAAGCGATAGACCGTGGACGCGGTCGCGTGCGTGGCCGCCGTGGTACCGAGCGCACCGCGGACGACGGTGAGGGTGCGCGGGGCATAGACGGTCGCGCCCACACTGTGCGCGGCGATCGTCGTCCCGTCCCACGGCCGGGTCACGACCAGCGTGTTGCCCGCGACCTCGTCCACGCGCATCTTCTCCGCGTCGATGAGGATGACCTCGCCCGGCGTGAACGCAGCCCCGTTCTGCACGGTGACGCTGACGGAGTTGTTCTGCGCCGTGAGCCCCGCGCCGCCGAGAGTCTGCCCCGTGGACAGCTGCGCCCGCTCGCGCACGAGCATCCGCTCGGAGTCGACGCGCAGAATCGAGCCGACGCCGACCGCCGCGGAGGTGGCGCCATCGACATCGATGGCGGTCTCGGTGTCGTCGAGGATCTCGGCGAGCGCACCCGCGCTGGTCTCGGTCAGCCGGTAGCCCCACAGCCCGGCGATCTGCACGTCGCGCTGGTAGGTGGCGCCGCCGCCG